ATGTGCTATTTGTGTGGTCAGATGATTTTGCTAAGCCTTCTCAGCCTTATGAACCCACTGATTTTTCGTGACGATATTTGCATTAAAGCCGTGCTCACGGCGTCCGGTACGCTGCGCGGCGTATCGATTATCCGACTTTCGGATAATGAAAATCTGATAACCATCATCGCGCAACCCTGCAGCCATCTTGAAGAACAGGTTGCTCGTTTTTTATCCCTCACTACTGATGAGCACGCTACGCTGCATCAGTTCCTTACGCAATTCTGCGAACCAGAATAAGCCGTCATTACGCTTTAATTAATGAAAATGCAATTATTCAGACTTGCTTAAGAAATATCTCAGACCGCACTAAGCGAAAAGTCTGATTTTTTAAAATTACAGATGCACCGGAATAAACAGTAGCTATACTCCCTGTGTCGTAAACAAGAAGCCCGGAGTATTGTATGGAGATTTCAAGCAGAACTGCGGTTTTACTTAACCTGTTCGCCTTTGCTGGTCTACTCCTTTCCTTATCCGTCAGGTTTGGCTGGATCTGAGCCGCCCTGCGTCTCGTCGCCGACAGCAAACCCTCTTGCCACGCGATGTTCTTCCCGCTATGACGGGTGAGAAAAACCGCAACGCTTACCTTCCGGATAAAAAAAAGCCGCTCTTCGTTAGCGGCTTTTTATATTTCTTTAATTAGCAGATGCACGGTTCATAGTCTTCGAAAAAAGAATATGCGTTTATTCTGCCCAGTCCGGTTTGTTTAAAATAGGCAGCCGTTCAGCGTGGAAGCGTGTTGATGTGGTAGAAAACTAGGCTGCAAGCAAAGCATTAGCGCAAGACGAATCGACACCTTCCGAGGTTTTGAGTTGTTTTGCGCTAATTTTTTGCCCCATGCATGCCACATAGATTGCTTTCAAGGCGCTATGGGCCATGAGATATCAGGAGCGGAAGTCGTGTCTATACGACTTAATAACACTCTGAATTTTTTCAAGGCTAAAAGTCTTGTTGTCTCATCTTCTGTTGCCATGTCAAGATCAACAGCATCCTGAAGGAGTGATATCTCGTTGCTTGCTTCATTCATCAGCATCGTTTTCCTTTCTACTGCCTCTTTCTGCTGAATATCTTTGAGTGCTTTATCGTCGGGTAGCCACTTTTCTCCATCCCAAAACTCCCATGCCCGGGGAGGACCAGACAAAGTAAACCCATCAGGAATGTCTCCAGGCTCATTAATAATCATGGTCTTGCTTTTGTCAGTGGAGTAGGCCATCTTGCCCCGATAATCTGAGGTAATCATCCATGCAGATCCATTCGCATTTCTGATTATCGCCTTGCCCTCTTGCAGAGGCGGCGGCGCGTCAAGGTATGCGCCAGCAGGAAGTCCCGTTCCTCTACTAATCATGACTTCGGAAGTGCCTATGTATTCCCCGCTGATGTCTGCAATATAAACTTTTTGGATGAAATCTTGTTCAGCAAAACCATCTGAATTGAATACCATTACGAAGCCCTCACTATCATATTCCAGACTATGTTTCTCATTCTGACTTCTGCTGAGTTTCCACGACCATAAGAAGCACTTGATTTTGATGCATCAATAGTTGCAGTCACACTGCGAAGGAAAGTTGTGTCACTCGTTATTGTGTACGCAGCTGCAACGCCTCCTGCGCACGTTATCGCGCCTGTGCCAAATCCTCTGGAATCAACCGATGGCGCAAAAGACCCTACAATATTAGGAGCTGCGTCCAGTTGTTCCGAAAGCATTGCCCTCCCCTGATCTACTCCCCTGCCATCATCAAATCCCCTGACTACGTTAGCGCGCATATCGGGAAGAACGCCTGTCGTATAAATAGAAGCTAATTTTGGGTATAGCGTTTTATCGAATGATGCCCCATTCAACCTGAGGTATTTAATTCCAAGAGTTGAGTTATCAGGAAGATTTAAAGAAGGCCACACTAACATCGACCCCACAGGTGAAAGAGCGTCAACCATATCTTTAATGCTATTCAATGATGGGCCAGTCCATGAGCTACCGTCTGGTAGAGTAACGGTGATATTACCTGCGCCTGAAAACATTTGCTGCCAGTTTGTTTTGTCCAGGTTAAGTCCACGTAAGGCTTCGGCGGTCTGTGAGGCAAGTGACGCGGTAATTAAACTCTGTGCTTCCTGAGGAACGGCAAACCAGGCGACTCCACTTTGAGTTGGCCCCGTGTAATTACTGACAAGCGTCAGCTGAGTATTGCTTGTAATTGTTTTAACAGGCAGGGTGTAAGGAGTCCCACCAATTTTAACAACAATGAAGTCTCCCGCCTTCAGTTCCGTTGTGAATGACGTTCCTGTGCCTGAAACGGCAGCAGATTTATTTGTAAGCGTAAGAGTGCCTGCCGACATGGTATTCTCCTGAAAAAACCGCCATAGCGATGCTGCTTAATACATGCTTTCAAGCAGTAAGATATTTGTAGAGCTGACAATATCGAACATCACCGGATATTCACTTGTCCAGAAAGTAGCGACGTAGCCACGGCCGATCCGCACCGCGTTTCCGCTTCTGACGATCCCGCAATATTTCGCGTAACACCAGCCGCCCTGAATATCAGACTTCGCGCCATAGCGACCCAGCATAATGAAACGGTTGCCAATGTCCGTTGACGTTTTCGATGCACGGAAATACGCATTGCTGTATAAAAAAGGGCGGCGCGTTGTAGAGAATGTGCACTGACCCGCTGCATTAAAAAAGTTAAGGCCGGGTCCCGCAACGGGTGCCGCACCCGCCGCAAATATCACGATGTCCATGGTGACTGTAGCGTTCACATTTGCGCCGTTACGCTCCAGTGTGGCGATGACTCTGTTGCCATCATATTCAACCGTCACACCATCGGCGCTCCATTTACCAAAAACCAGATAAGTTCCACGAGCAAACCCGGTGTCCGGCGGTGTCCACGAGCCGGTAAAGGTGACTCGCCCGCGCCATGCACACTGACCCACAATGCTGCCATTCGTAATAGTTGTAAAATCAGTACTGTCAGAGATAAATAACCCGGTACGCCCGGACTGAGAGGCTGGCATTATCTGCCACATCGTTCCGGGCCAGAGGATGTCGTTGTAGCCTTTGACGCTGTACCATGACGATATAATCATGCTGCCGCCATTCTGAGTGGCTCCGCTAAGGCAACCTACATCCGGAACGAGACTTGTTCCGGTTTGATAAATTCTGGCAGTTTCGTACGGGGCATAAACCAGGGCCGCGCCAGCCACATAACCCGGCGCGTTATATATATTCCCAGATCCGCCAACTGTCCCGCACCAGGAGGGACAACGAAGTCCCGCTGTGATTTCCATCACCGGACCGCCGTCGTTTAAGTCAATCAGTAATCCACTGGGCATAATTACCAGCTCCCCAGAACAATGCGGCCACCATTCGCCAGATTTACGGTAACGCCAGCTCCGTCAATAACCACGTTGTTTCCGGGACCTGACATAGAGAAACGCCCTTCGGTTGCAATAATGGTTCCGCGCACTGTAACGGCATTGAACTCAGCATTACCTGCCTTATTGATGAGCCAACCTGATGCTCCTGCCACATAATTATTTGACTGAATGTAATTACCGATTTTAGCATTATCTATGCTCCCATCCCGGATAAAGGTGGAGCGCATAAACACCTGTCCATTAACCACAAAGAATGCTGCCTGATAATTCCCCGGATCGCTGCCGGAATAAATACCAAACTGGTCAGCGGCAAAAACGGTTGTCGACTTATAACTTCCTGCTCCGTCAGGCTCTATACCCATTGCAAAACCAGTATTATATAGCTGATCACCTCGCTTAATGCCGAGGTTGAGCGTATAGAATGCCTTGGCTGTTCCATTATCTGTTACAGTTGCGGTTAGTTTTTGGTTAAGCGCTGCCGTAGTTTGTGCATATTGAGCCTGCACTTGAGTGGTTAATTCAGCCAGAGACTTATCAACATCAGCGACAGTAGTTTTAACGATAAGAACATCCGCTCTGACTTCCCCGTACTGCGCCCATTGATGGTCAACAGTAGAGTTATTAGCGAGAGCGTTTTCTAAAATCCCCTCAATATTGGTATCAATACCATTCTGAAGGTTTTCAAATGCGCCAGAATTGCGAATTGCATCATCGATATAATCCAGCATTCCTGGGATATCAGCTGAAGCCTGTCCTGATGCTTCGACAAAGGGAGAAACACCAAATGCGTTTTTTGTTCTTACGTACATATAGTACGTTGTGTCTGCTTTGAGATTATGAAGCGTCCACTGACTGGAGCGACCCAGAAATTGGGTCTGCTCCTCAATGAGAGAGGGGTCAGTGATGCGATTCTCTCCTGAATACCAAAACTCAAATGTCGTATCAGTTGTTGCTGTTACGCTCATCACCGGCACAATATCAGCCGAAAAAATGCCCGGCGTCCATATAACTGATGTTGGTGCCAGCGGCGCGCCTATCACCAGGCTAACCTGAGTTTCAGCGCCTTTCATGCCATTCTCATTCCTGCCCCTCACGCCAAGCGTGTAGCTTCCGGAATTCAGTCCGTAGAAGTCATAGCTAAACTTCTCGGTCTGATATTGCGCAACCACCTTTCCCGAATCGTTATAGACATAGAGTTCGAATACCAGTTTTTTGGTGGTCGTGGCCGTCTCCCAGCTTGCCGTAACCTGAACAGTTTCACTATTCACGTTAATAACGCGCAGGTTTTCAATATTTGGCACGCGATAGCCGTTAAGGGTGTCATTTGGCACCTCAAATACTGCGCCGGCATCTACCACAGCTTGTTTGTTCGGATCATGCTGGGAAGCAGTTATGCTATAAACAGAGTTGTTTTCTGTCTCAGCGATACTCAGGATGCGGAAAAGGCGAGTGGAAACCTCCGTAGTTGAGATAGCAAATACAGTCCCGTCCCTCACCCATGCTGGCGTGGTTTTCAGTGTGACGACCGCGCCAGATACCGTTGTGATTTCATATTTCGAGAACTTCCCGTTGCTGCCCATAATGGACATAACATCGCCGGGAGATACCAGGCCGGAGAGATTCGCATCTACGGTGATTTTATTCCCTGAGTGTGAAAGGATTCGACCGCCAAGCCTTGCGCCAGCGTAATCATTATCCATGACCTCAATGATGTCGCCGGGTGTAAATGCGATGGCATCTCGCGCCATCTGGAACGTCAGTCTGTTGCTCTCACGTTTCGCAGTCTCAAGAATCCACTTACCCGCTCGCCATGCCTGGCCGCGAGAAGTGCAACCGAAGGCCTCGATAGTGGTTTCGTTGTAATTGCCTCGGGCGATCATCTCATCATCAGATACGTATTCCTTCACCTGTTCCCAGCCGTTATCCGGGTCGGTCCAGGACACCACGACAGCGTTGTATTTCTCTGATCGCTTAACCGAGCTGCGACTGAACTTCCCGTCAACCACGTTAGCATTGGTTACTGTGGCGATAGGGTCTTGCGGGGCATCCAGCATGACTGTCAGCCGCATGCCGTCCCAAAGTGCAATCCCTCTGAACATCCCGGCAATTTTGTCGAGAATGTCGCGGGCGCTGGCCTGCTCAGTAATGTAGGCGTTCAGAGTCATTCGGGGCTCTTTACCACCGTAGCCATCATCTACAAGCTGATCGCAATACTGAGAAAGGACATACAGCGCGCCGTCATCGACATCAATTGAGCCCGCCCTGCGTGCCAGTCCGAAGCGCGTATTCTTTGCCAGTTCACGGAAAAGCCATGCTGGGTTATTGGTCCATGCCTTCTTAAAGCCCCCGAGCCATAAACCGGTATAGGTTCTGGTGATTGGGTTGTAATTATCCGGCACATCAACAATTAGCCCGCGCAGATGATATGTGCGACTTGGGGTGTCTGTGTACTGGTCGCGGTCGATTACTGCGCCTGCGATCGCCGAGAATGGGTAGGACAGGTTATCGTCGGTTATCTCAGTAAAGCTGTTCCAGATAGTGCCGTTAGTCAGCAAGTCACTCGTACTGTCAGGCGTTACGCGGCGTACACGGATATCGAATGGTTTAATGTCAGGCGCATCGATGACATGAGCCTCAAGATATTCACCCGAAATCTTGCCGTTAATCGTGACCGTTTTCTGCTGCACCCATCCTGCCGATGCAGTGCGGGTTTCAAGAACAAGCGTTACTGACGTGTTTTTCTGGTTTCCCTTTGTGTCCTGCTGAACAAGGCCGGTAACGCCAACGTTGAAGCGCACACGCGTCACATCCTGGTCTGTTATGGTTCGCACCAGAGGCGTTGAATACTTAACCTCTGTATTGACGATAGTGGTCGCCTCTATGGCAGAAAACCCATTTATTGGTGCCTGTGTCTCTGAACCAGGACGCCAGGCAGCACTCACCCCGTTGATGCTTACATTACCGTTGGCATCTGTAATAGGCGTTTTGTTCAGCATGAAAGAGGAAAGGTGTGACTGGTCTACCGGACCGTAAATTGGCCCCTCACTGATGAGGTCCAGCACACGGTAAAACTGTTTTGATTTGAGGTTATCGTCGAGAAGTTTGGGGGTGCTGGCCTTGCCGCCGCCTGAAGACATAAAGCCACCTTAGCTAATTGATTCTGTCCAGTCCTGGTTGTTCGAAGTGTCGATACCGAGTGATATTACGTTTGAGCCAACCACCATCTCGCCAAGAAGAAGAGGCACCGGCCGGCCCTGACCGACGCGGTTTTCAGCGCTTGTAAAAGAGTTGTTCGTGATGGTGTTATTTTCTGCCGCTTCTGCCGCGTTTTTGGTTTTCATGTTGCGTGACATGTAGATTGAGTATGCAACCGAGGCAGCTGAAACAACCAGAGAAGCGATAAGCACGATTGTGCTAGTTTCTAGTCCAGATCCCTCGATGATTGGCACAAAAAGCACGGTTGAGCCATCAGGAAGCTTCCTGTCCATGTGCAGGCGGACGGATTCTTCTGTCACATCTTCGCCAGCCATACGGATGCGTATGCGGGTTTTCAGGAAGTCCTTTTTGAACTCGGGGCTCTGTGCCAACAGAAGACGCAACCCTTGGGCAGGAGTCTCAACATTCATCTCGACCTGGCGGAAATGTCTTCGTAAATGCCCTGCAAATTTAAAGATGAGCACCTTTCGTGTCTCCAGATGGAATGAGTTTGCTTAATGAACGCGGGCCTGTAAGGCTCCCTGCGGCTGAGGTGACCAGCGCAGTCATGATGGAGAACCATATTTTCGTGCAGGAGGATCATGGCGTGGCATGGGTCAGCACCAGGGAAAGGCTGGCGAATAATTACGTCGCCGGGCTCAGCTTCCGACAGCTCCACCCGATGGAAATCATTGGCCTCCATATTTTTTAGATATAGGTTCTCTTCCCGAAGCCACCACCCCTGCGTCCTCTCAAAATCAGGCAGGTCTATACCGCAGAGATGGTACGCATCACGAAAAAGGGTGTAGCAATCCATCACCCCATGCTCGAACCGGCGGCCAAGCAAATGCGGTACTGCCCTGAACTTGAGCAACCGGCCATTAGATGCCAGCCACCATGGCAGGTCAGTCAGCACCTGCGCATGACGATCTGCACCTGAGAGGACGGAGAAGCTTTCAGGGTGTGAATGGAATACCGCCGTGATGTCACCCCGCTCTTCTGCTGCAAGCCAGTCGTCGTCGCTTATACGGAAGTGTCGCGCTGGCTCAGGGTGTGAGTTACTGCATGGGAAGAACACTGAGTCATCAATGATTAGCCCGCACACCTCTTCACCTGATGTCGCGGCATAATCGAGGCACTGCTGAATCAGCTCACCTTCTGTGAGCCTGGGAAGCTGCTTATCGGCATTGGCTCCGGGCGCGGGAATCGAAACCTGCATCCTGTCCTCCTGTGTGAGCATTTATCTTTGGCAGGGTCAGATGTCGGGTTATCCCTTTCGTCTGCAACTGGCGGCCCGTCGTATCCACATCCGGTCCCGCGATACTGCCACTGGCATACATCAGCAAGAATGGTTCTGGCTGGGATGATGGCGTTATCGCAGTCAATTGGCGTTGCCAGGGTATAGGTGACCTGCTCGGCAGTTTCCTCTGTCATCTCTTCCACGACGTAACGAGAAACCGCCTCCATTGATGGATCTGCGTCGGGGTTACCGTTGGGAAAGTTGACGGCATCGAGATGCTTAACCGGAACCTGCCGGCGAGTAATCACCACCCCGAGCATGTCGTCGAAGTCATGGTTAATGCCGGTTATCAGGCCGGTGATATTTGCAACCGTCATGGTTGGGCGCGCATATGCCCCTTCGTTATTGCTCTGAAACCCTTCAACGGATATCGGGTATGCAGGATATGTGACCCCCTTCCATACGACGTCCCCGTAATATCCATTGGTGCCGGAGTGAAAGCGGATTACATCGCCACCATAGGGCTGAAGGTTTGCCTCGAAGAGGTCAATGAATGCGCCAACGCCCGCGTCAACGCTTTCGATAATCAGTTCCGCTGGTATATCTCGCACGGAAAACTCCCATTAAAAAAGCCACCCGAAGGTGGCTTATCGTGGTACTTGTTCGAAAGTGGCTGTCAGCTCGTAATATCCGCCCGTTTTGACCGTGCTCCATGATCGACAGACGAATAATTTCTGTATTCCGGTATCTGACGGCGTCCAGTAGAAAGACTCGACGGCCATTCTTGCTTTGAGGAACGCGTCGATAGCTTTTACCGGATTAGCCCGACAGTTGTCGTCTGCACCCCTGAACACAAGCGAGTACTTATCCATGAGCGGGTTTATACCTTTAACCTGGCGCTGCTCATAACCGTCACCAAGCTTTACCACCGCTACATTAGGTGTACGCTCAACGGTGAACGCCTTTTGCGGTGACCAGATGAATGTCTGTGGCATTATTTCCCCCGGTTTAGCAGGCCATTAGGCCGCTGCTGGTCACGAATGGTTTTGAGGCTAACTTGTTTCATCATCTGTGCCATCTTCGACATGGTTGCATCATCAATTCCACCGGTAGTCTGGATGTGGAAATGAACCTCCTGCTGTATTGAGGCACCACCACTCCCGCCTCCCTGCATATCCCTGTTGCTAATTACCCGACCATTGTCACCCGGTATCATGTACTGGCTGCCGTTATTAGCCTGGTAAATCTCGGGCTTACCCCCCTCACCTACCCGGTACATTGAATTTGCGGATACAGGACCACCATGCTCACGCGCGCCAGCAACAGCCATCCCTTTTGCCGCAAGTAGAGAGCCAGCATATGCCGTCTGCCCGACAGCCGCCGCTGAGCCATAGGTGGCAATAGATGCGCTAATGGCCGCCGGAGCCCATGCTGATGCAGCTGCCGTTGCTTGTGCCATCGTTGAAGCAAGTGATGCCGCAGCCGCAGCCTGGCCCATGATTTGGCTTTTTACCCACTGGATGCCCATCTCAATCAGTCCGCCAACTACACTTCCGAGGATGGTAGTGCCTATATTGGCGAAGGCTTCCTGAAGGTTTTGGGTGCCGTTAACAAGCCCGGTTATCGCATTGGTAGCGCCGCCCTGAAGCGAGTCGATAGCAGAAGCGGCGAGCTGGTTGATTTCGCTCTGATTACGGTAGATTTCCCACTGAGCATTAATCCTTTGCTGCTCATACTGCATGTCTGTGGCATTTCGTAATTCCATCGCTTGCTGATGAGACAAGAGACTTTGTTGCTCAAATTGTTTGATAAGCGCCAGCTTTTGAGCGTTTTCATTCGCCAATTGCTGCACAGGGTTTACCTGAGCCACAGCCTCTTGCTGAGGAGAAACCACTGCCTGAGATCTGATTTTTGCCAATGTAGCCTGATGGTTGGCTTCCAGTCGCTCTATAGTCTGGTTGTATTGCTCTTGGGTAATTTTTTTTGCCGCAAGAGCTGTATTCAAATCCTGGACGTCTTGTTTATAGCTGGCGTTCTCTCGCGCTTCCGGAAGCAATTTCTCGGCGGCAGCCTGTGCCTTGATAGCATTGGCCGTATCCCATTTTGTCGCAGCATACTGCCTTGCCTGTTGAATTTGAGCCTGGGTAGCGCCTTTCCCAAGTGAAAGCTCAGCATTTAGCATTGCCTGCTCTCTGCTCAATTCACCAGTTGAGTCGGCAGCAAGTTGAGACTGCTGCTTTAGCGCCTCAAGTTTCTGCGCTATCGACTCCGCCTGGCTGGCTGACTGCTTGCCCTCTTTGTTGCTTTCCTTTCTTGCTTCAGTTACCCGGTATGTCTCGGCATACTCGTCCTGTAGTGCCTTCACTCGTTTCTGGTCAGTAATCCCGGCATCGGCAGCATCATATTGAGCTTGCAGCCTTGCTCTAGCCTCACCTTCAAGCTTGGCTAGTGCTAATCTGCGTTCAGAGTTTTTGACAAGTTTGGCTGTAGCAGCATCATCACCCTTGGACTGAGGTGCAATGAATTTTTGACTCTTTTGAGCTTCAGCTGCCGCCTTTGCTCTTATGTGGGCTATCTCTCCCTCAACTATTTTTAGTTTATTTGCCGCCTCATTTCTTCGAATTTGGTAAATAGACTCTGTCTCATACCATCTTATTGAATCGCTAATTTCCTCATTGTATTTCTTCTGATCACTAATTAGCTTATTCATCCGAGATGATTCGCCAACGTTGCTATTATAGAAGTTGAGGTTATCTGCTACGCTTTGCATTAAACCAGCCAGCGTGGAAGTTAAACCTATGGCTTGATTCAAGTCATTAATTGCGTTCCTAAATGCAACATCCAAGCTGTTCTTTGCCCTGCCTATACTTACAGGCATTTTTTCGAACTCTTCATTAACTTTTGAAGATTGCTGCTGGATTGCATTGAGGGCATCTTGAGCAGTTAACTTCCCTTCAAGCATTCTCTGTCTCAACTGCCCTATAGAAATACCTAGGCCTGCAGCGATTTGTCGCGCAAGCTCCGGCATCTGTTCCAGAATGGAGTTGAACTCTTCTGCCCTAACTATCCCGCCTGAAATGGACTGGCCGAATTGACGCAAAGCATTGGCCATCTCTTCAGTGGATGAGCCACCAATAGATCCTATTTTCTGAAGGGTGGTAGTCAGCGCTAAAATCTGTGAGTTTGTTGCTCCGGTCTCTTTTAATGCTGAGGTCAGAGATTCCCACAGTCGCTCAGTCTCGCTAAGGCTGTTACCGGTCTGCGATGAAATAGAAGACAACGTGGCCATGGTCTTTTTGGCCTCATCAACGCTTGAGCTAAGGCGAGAAATCCTAGCCTGCAATGTAATCATTTCATCGCCGATTTCTATAATCCGCTTTGCGGTCTCGATAGTAAAAGCGCCTGCGATGGCAATGCCAACCTTGTTTAATGCCCCCTCAAAACGACCAGCGGATTGAGATGACTTATTAAAACTACCGTCCATCTGGTCAAGGCGCTGGTTAACTTTTTGCTGCGCTGCAATGAGTTGAGCAACATCCATTTCCACTTGGTAGACGATGTTACCTAACTGCTTATCTCCGGCCATATGCCCCTCTTTGAACAATAAAAAACCCGCCGAAGCGGGTTTTATCATTTACTTTCTCACCTACAAGCTTCTTTGCCGACGTAATCCGTTATAGATTCGGCAATAATCGGCGACATGTGGTCATCAGGTTGTGAGCTACTCATTTGCTCTAGCGTCTCTCCAGAGCCAAGATACTTAAAAGTGTTATCTTTGCATGAGTACATTCTCTTTGAATAGGTTACCCCTGATTTCCCTTCTCTTTTTGTAATTATCGTTACAAAGTCGTTGTTTACATCCTTTTCAAGAACGGTGTAGTTAGCAGAAGAATCTGTTGGTACAGAGAATGGATATTCAGCAGCCACAGCACAAGATGAAGCAATCATGAATATTAATGATGCTAATTTTTTCACTTAGAATTACCTCCGTTACATTTCCTGACATGCTATCAAAAAGCGATCACATATCAACCAACGGGAGGGAAACTTGCGGGGGATTGCATACCAACTGATACAAAAAAGCCACCCGTAGGTGGCTCTGTTTTAGTTCGCGTTCTCGCAACCTGGCTGGCGACGGTCAATCACCTCAGTTCCTTCAACAATGAAGCCAAACTTGCCGAACAGGAAAGAGTGGTTGAACTGAGTCACAACGACATCAGAAAGCGCAACTGAGCAACGATTCTTCTCAATAGCTCTGTCGATAGCAGTCTTCACATTGGGAATGCCGAGAGGGAAAATTACCACGGGAGCTGAGTCTTCTCCCTGAACGCGAGCACCTTTAACGAAATTGTTTGAATTGAGGTTGTAGTTTTTTGTACTCGCCACGGTCAAATCGGCCACGCGTGAGCTACATCCTGCCAACAACATTACTACTGCGGCTAAAGCCAATGCCTTTTTCATTTTTTATGTTTCCATTGATTGCAATCAGAAACATCTTAACACCATAAGGCCGCATGACTTACCCGCCATTTTTGGTAGCAAAAAACCCGCCGGGGCGGGTTGTGAATTACGGTCTATGTTGAACATAGGTCGTCAGTCGGTTTAACTGATGGCATGCATTCACGCGACATCCGCACCATGAATAAGGTGACGCAGTGCTTTAATCCCTTCCGCGTTATAACGGAACGCTTCGACCTGCTTACTGCTGTATGCTGACTTATCCATGACAAAAATCCCGTACTGCTCCGTCTTCAAATTGTTGGCGTTAGCTACCCGTCCAATCTTCTGTCCGGTAACCCCAAGCATTTTTGCCACTTCACCCGCTGTGTGGTAATGCTCCTCAACCTCCGGTAGCGGCAGGAGCTCTATACCAGCAGCATCGTTAACCGCTCGCGCCATTGCAGTCTGTTTTGCGATATCGCTTAGCTTTGGCATATAAGACAGAGCCAGGCTGATAGCTTCAACCTCCATCTTGATAGCACGAGCACGGCGGTACTCAGGCAAATGTGAAGTCGATTTAGTCGGTAGTGCCTCACCAGTTTCAAGTTCTCGCCAGCGCTTAGATACTTTATGGCGCAAAGGCACGCTGTAGCCAGTAATGAGCGTCATCGTTAGATCTTGGTCGAGATGGATTTCATCTATGACGACACGCCCGTTATAAACCTTCCGTTTGATAGAAAACTCTTTAGAATCATAATCATCCATTTCTGGATAATGACAGCCAAGAGATTTCAGCATGGATTCTATGTCACGAACCACGTGTTCAGGCTTCTTCCCCGTGAGTTTTGCGATCTCGCGGTGAGACATTTTGGTGACACCAGATCTTACATTTGCTACAGTTACTTTAGTCATAGACGTTCCTATACGTTGTTAGACATCAGTAGACCGCCAGCAGCCACTGGCGGTTTTTCTTTGCATCACTGCAATCTCTCCTGGCGCAGGTAAGGCAATACCCTACTCCAGTTGTCATCCTTCCATGGTTGATATTCGAAGTGCTCCACTTCCCTTTTGATGATCTCCCTTGCTTTATTCAGCGTTCTCGGATACTCATGTGTGATTGAGTAGAAGTGACCGGCCATACGGTGTTCCGCAACGCGCAGCAGTGGGTATATCTCGTTACATGCGCTCATCATTACCGAGCTGGCACGCCATAACCAAGCCAAATCACATAGCTCTTCGTCCGTAAACTGTTTGGCGATAGGAGATTGCTCCACTTCGCGATCCAGAATATCCAGCACCCACTTGCGGAATTCTTTAGCGACTGGAGTTCGGGCGAACATAGCTAACAAATGAGCGCCACGAAGTGAGAATACGCGGGTCTTCATGCGGCGGGATGAGCCGTTAATTCCATTGGTCATCGATTCAATGACCATTGTCATTGCCGGTGAGAACTCATCAGAATACTGGTTAAAAAGGTTCGTTACTGACTTTGTGCTGCTGTAGTGGAGCGCCTTAGCAACATCCCCGGAGGTAAGCCAAATTCCCTGCATTTCAGAAACAGGCGTCAGGTTAACACCATGGAAGTTAAGTTCTGATTTGGCTACAATGTTCATGTTGGTTTTCTCGCAAAGGTTAACTGACAAATTAGAAGCCCTGACTGTTAGCGCAGTTGGGGCTTCGCTGTTTTTACTGACCATTAGCCCTTTCCTCTCTCAGGCTCTTTGCCAGCCGCTGAACAATCGCTGAGTTAATAGAGATGCCGTCCATTTCTGCCAACTTGCGAATTTCCTCGTCCATACGCTCCGGAAGTCTCAAATTGAAAACCACATTTTTACGACCGGTATAAATCACATCTTGCATTTCCTATCTCCTTACGATGGCACCAACTTGGTGCTAGTACCAATTTAGCACCATTTAAAATGGTGTCAAGTAGGTGCTATTGTTAATCGTCAAAATTACAATTTTGAGGATTTATGAGTAAGTTCCCCAGCCAAGAAATGGACAGGTTTAACCTCCGCTTCCCTGAAGGGATGCGTGAAGTAATTGCTGAACGGGCAAAACGCAATGGCCGCTCAATGAATTCGGAAATCATTCAAATCATTGAGGATACCTTAAACCGCGATAACTTAATTAACGCTGCTGTCGATGAAAACATCAGCGACAAACTCGACGAAAGTAAGGTTTCTGAGTTGGAGATTCTTCAAGAAAAAATAATTGCCATACAGAGGAGCGAGGTTAACCTGCTAAGACAACAAGTTGAGATCCTGCGCAGGATGGCTGGCCAGGAAAAGGAAGATTAATTGTTAAAGAGCATCCACTGGCGCAATTAAAGCGCCAGTTTTATTGCGTGTAAATGCATTAATTTTCAGCAAATTAAGTGCGATTATCAGAAAATAGATACCAATAGATATAATGATGCGCCACTTACAAACCTTTACATTTGCGATAGGCATCAGGCTGCTTGCGCAAGGCGCTTAGCTTTCTTGGCTAAGTAGCCTTCGGCCACCTGGTCGTACTCTTCGCGAGTAAAGCCTTTCTGCTCAGGGTATTTCGTTGCCAGCAGCATCTGAAACTTGGTCATCGTCAGATTTCCAGCTTCCTGTTCGGTCATTCCGAAATGCGCCTGCGCGGCCACGATGTAATCAACAGCGCGGAACTCTGTGCTGGTCTCTCCGCTTTCATGCCGCTGGAGCTTACGCACTTTCGCCTTCCCGATAACACCGTGAGTTATCAGCGACTGTGCAATCAGAAGCATATCAGATTCAGGCAGCGCGCCTTTGCGAATCTTGAATGTGCGTCCGTTGCCTTTAGAGGGATGGAATACGCCAGTCAGCGGGCCAGCATCTTTGTCACAGCATGCATTCAGGACAACCACCGACGCGAGAAACGCTTTGCGACCGTAACTGGTGCTTTTAATGTGGCTTATCAGCCATTGCGGAACGTATCCGTAAGCCTCAACGGCTCGACTCACAAGGCTGGTTACTTCATCGTTGTGCAGGTCGTAAAACACCTGCACGATTTCGTCTGGCTCACCAATGCGTGACACGTTCACAAATGACGGCCGGAAGAAATAATCCTCACCGTCAACGCTGATGAGGCACTCGCCAATCTCTTTAAGCGGGGTATTCACCGGTAAAGCCTCCACGCTTTTCTTCTCTCTGTTCTCGGCAGGCCATCAAAAGCCTTTTCCACTGGCATCTCGTCGGCATGGTCTACGAGTGAGTAGCAAGGGTAAATAACATCTCTTCCCCATGCGTCTCCGAGGGCATAATCTGCCGGCTTTCGCTGGCTCCAGTTCAGCAAGATGCGGTTAATTCCATTGGCTGGCAGCGCATAGCAGACACCGTGAATCAGTCGGTGCAGGGTGATGTAATCTCCCCGGCATTTATCCGCGGCGATAAGGCTTTCAGCAATCTGCTGCTGATACTGCGGCGGGCGACCGGTGCCGAGGTAAAAACTAATTAGCTCATCAGGGAATCTGGCGCACCATTCAGCCGCAAGACCTACAAAGCCATCCACTGGATGGGCATCATCTTCCAACACGACCACTCGCGCTGACTGGCCGGCAGCCCACTTGATTGCTCTCAGGTGATTCCAGTTTGCACCGTGGTCGGCGTCATCGATAAAAAGCTGCGCATTAAGGCTCTCAGCAAGCCTGTGAGCCTGCTCGGCGCGTCGGTGATGACCTACCACCGCGAATGTCACTTGTGCTGCCACCATGCTGTTTCCTTGCCGATGCCGTCGGTCTTAAACACCGTGTGGACTTTCGGTCCGGTAATCACTCGGTCACCGAATGATTTCGACACGATACCGAATGCGATCATGTCTCCCACTGCCCTCGCTGCACCTTCTTTCTTCCAGAAGCGGTCGGACTCAATGCGGTAGTAAAGCCGCACGATGCGGTGAGCAAACTCCATGACATCTTGGCGTAACCCTCCAAGCAATCCGGCGTTCAGCATAGTGTCACTGGCATACTGCTTCAGGAATGACTGATACACGCGCTCGGGATGGTTTTTGATGGCCCATTCATCGGAATATGTCTTTGGCTCAGAACCGACATAAATCACGCCGGGCTGCATTTCTTCCCATGGCGCGCGAAGCATTTCGACATCGGTTCCATCGGTACACCAGACGAAACGATATTCCGGATTATCCCGCAGGTGCTGCCAGATATGCAGCCAGCGCCGGAAGTAAACGTTCATGTCGACAACGGGCACTCGCACCGTCGTCTGGCCTGGTGGGGAGTATTCGAACTCGTCAGCGAGTATGACTGCGTCGGCACCTTTAATCGACTCTGACCATCTGGCGATAAGTGACTGCTCTGGCTTCATCCTGGTTCCTCGCTGCGGGTCAGGATGGCTGGTCAGCAAGGTTGTGATGACGGCATTACGCTGTCTGCGGTACGGCGCCCATCCGTTGTAGCCTGTGTCGCGTCGCTCGTTGTGAATTTTTACGTTGTTGCTGACCTGACGCTCTCGCTCAGGCTTGGGTACTGAGCGCTCTACCGACTCATGCTCATCCAGCGAGTAAATCAGCTTCTCAGAGCCGATAACGTCTGCATATGCCCATGAGGTAAGCCCTGCATTATGAATGCGCAGAGCGAGGTCTGAATGCTCGTACATACCACGGCCGTAAACCGGGTCGAACCCGCCAACCTTTTCAATCGCGCTCCGGTGGTAGTAGAGCATCACGCCGCGCTGCCCCGTGTAGGCGATGTGCTTTTCATCGCGGTACAGGACTGAAAGGTCATTCAGCTTTCGCTGGCCTGCCAGGTCGAGGAACTGATACGCAAGATGAGGCTCAGGAGACTCGATATACGGAATATGCCAGCCATCTGCAATCGGCCATGCGTCATCGTCCCACAGAAACAGATGCTCACAACCGGCATCAATCAGGGCTTCAATGCTGGCGTTTTTGGATGCCACGATGCCCTGAGATTGCTCGTGACGGATGAGCCGTGCAGATTCTGGTGCTACGGCAGCCGGAGCAGAGCCATCATCGACAATCACAACCACTGCGCCGGGCGGCAGATGTTTCTGGTGCTGCTCAAGAGCGCGTGCCAGAACGTCTGGCCGGTTGTGGGTGGTGATGGCAATACCAATGCCAGATGAGCGCGCCGACGCTGGCTCGTAGGGAATTCCGTTTATCAGAACCTGCATATCTCTGTCTCAGAAAGGGGGCTTGCGCCCCGCTGTGTTTTAGCTGGAAGGTTCGGAGGTATCAGTAACCTGCACGGTGCTGGAGTCACCCACTTTGAACTCAGTGGAGAAGGTCACGATGTCGTTAGTGCCGCCGTCAGAGCTGAGGGCAGTGATAACCATGTAACCCTGAAAGGTCACCGGGCCGTATTCCATGCGAACCCAGATACCAGGCTGACGCTTGGCCTTAAGCTCGCTAGCGAAGTACTTGATGAAACGACCGATGCCGTACTGGTCGAGCTTGTCGTTTTTACGCACCTCACCTTCAAAGCTGATGGTGAAGTCGGAGTTTGTGGTGATGCTCTCGACAAAGCCGCCGCCATCGTCAGCATCACTGGTCACGGTGTTCGGGCTGAAGTCGAACCCTTTTGACGTACCGGCGGCCAGCGCTTTCCATTCCGATTCAAGCGGCACCGTATCCGGGCAGCCGTCGGCAACTTCAAGCACAATAGCGCCACCGAACAAGCGTTCGTTGCTGGTTGGGCAATTAGCCATGTTACTTCCTCTTTGACGTTTAATTAATCGCCGTAGGTGGCGACGAATTGAAGCCGATAGACAAGGCGTCCATCGGTTGTAAGAACTGGTGCGGGCATAGCGCCCATATTCTGGAGATAACCGACGCAATCATCGGTCATGGGGTTTTGCTGGACGTAATCGACTATCTGCTGCACGCGCTCATCGACAAAAGCATTGCCACCTTTTGCGCCGATAACGTCGACCAGGATGTACTGCTCGTTGCCGAGGCCATTGCGAATATTGCTGCCGCCATTTGGACGAAACACCATGAACCGGTCAGATTCAGTGCCTGAGTCTGTCCACATCAGCAGTTGAACCTTAAAGCCATCCGTCAGGCCAGCATTCATGAAGTAGTTACGCACGCGCGTATGCATTGGCGGATTCATAGAGACAGCTCCTGCTTCATAACCCGGTCGATTTGCTCTCGGGTGTCCTCAAAGCCCTTGGTAAGGAACTCTTTGCGGGCTGTGGCGCGGCGGAAGGTTTGCGGAACATTCGGATCGTGAACGTAAACCGCATAGTTGGCCGAGTAGCCCACCCTGCCAGTTACCTTTGTGCCGTTGGCGTCAATCTCACGAAACTGGCTGTTGAGAAGCGTTGATGTGTCGATTGGGGTGTATAGCGCCGCCTGCGCGCCACCGATTAACAGTGCTGACTGCACGGCCCTGACGACCTTGCGCCCCTGCACGTCATTAATCAGCGCGTCCAGATTGGCTTTCGCCTGGGCAATGCCGCGAACTTTACCGGCCATATCAGACTCCTGTTATGATGGCGTAGTCGTCGGCGATGCGCTCGAAGGTGTCTTCATAGCGAAGCACCTGCTGAACCTCATCAGCTCCGGCTTCTTTCGGGTCAGCCAGGTCGGAAATGCCAATCAGCACATAGTCGCCAGTCTTAGCCAGTGCGTACTCAGTCCAGACTGTGTTTTTCGCAACGATTTCTGAACCAATACCGCCGATGCGTTTGCTCAGGCCGCCTTCATAGCCGCAGAGAATTTGCTCAGGCGCTGCATATCCCAGCGGGGCGCCGTAGTCGTCCTGCCCGTCAAGCTTTCGCCAGATTGTCGCTGTTGCGGTGTATGACCAGTTAGCTACTGAGCTCATAACGCATACTCCAGGTGCTGGTCTGGTTCTAAACCCACTTTGATGGGCTTAACCTTTACTCGCGTGACACTTGATGAGCTTACGTAATCACCTTCATCCAATGGTAAGAAAGGTGGTGGTGAATCGCTGTCAAACCCCAGGTACATGAAGAATGCCTTCGGATGTGTCTTGCGGTCTTTGAGGGCTTTATATGTATGCTCACCAGTAGAGTCGATATAGGTGATTTCGACATCCACACCTGAAAAGGATGAATTAATGCAATTTGCCATCAGCAGCCCCCAACGACATCAAAGAAGCCAACACGACTACCCACGTCAATCGGCAGCGACGCCGTACATCCGCTCTTATCCAGTGACAGAAGAGCGTCACGCATCGAAAGCACATCGCCGGTATAGTCGAATGACCGCGACGCCCCTGAAGGCGCTGACTGCGATTTAATGCGCTGACTGTATGCCGTTAAGGCCATGAGAGAGACGGCATAGACCTGAATCAGCACGACGTCACATTCGTCGTAGCCAGACGCCTCCAGGCACTGCTCAATGCTGCTGAGCTTGCAGAGATATGCGTCAATGATGAAATCAGGGATGGAGTAACCGAGGGATGACAGCTGCTGTTTAACCTGCGCTGCTGTGATTGGCGCGATAGCCATGGTCACTCCTTATCTTTGGGTTTCCGTCCGCGCTTGGGTGTGGCGACTTCCAGCTGGCGCTCTTCCAGGTACTCGGCCAGCCCGGCATTAACCCAGCGTTCGGCGATTGAATCGGCAACCTCTACCTCAGAGCCAATCTCCAGCTTCTGGAAATTGGCACCGGCAAAAAGGTTTGATGAGATAACTTTTACCAGTGCCATATCGCTTCCTTAGCTGGTCGCTTCGCCAGTGGCGTGAACCACGGAGTAGTGACCGTTGATGTCGGTTTTGACCATCAGGCCCATTGCGCCCCAGGTGCGCCAGATGTAATCGCTGTTGTAGAACGGACGCGGGTCGGCAACGGTGCCGATGGCCTGGCCTACAATCGGAGCAACTACGCCAGCCTGCAGCGGAACAATCAGGATTTCATTACCCTGCAGCTTCGCGTCTTCTTTAATGGCCGCGATACCGGTCAGGGTCAGGAGCTCCTGCAGTACGGTGCGAGACTGGAAGTTGTCGCTGTAATACTGCTCCAGGTTGGAGATGATTTCAGAGGAAACGTACCAGGTCTGCTGGCCGTACTGGTAGTTCTGCAGCTTCAACACATCGCGCAGACGGATTGCTTCGGCGCGAATTGCTTTCGGATCGGTGCTGGTCGCCATGTTTACGTTCAGTGTCACCTGAGCGACACGCTCATCGGCGCGGAAACCCTTCCAGGTCAGGCCGTCGAACTGCACATAGTTCCCTGCAGCATCGCGGAAGCCATCCCACATGTAATCAACGTACTTACGCTGAACATCCTCTACAGAACCGCGCTGTGCATCAGCCTGAGACTGAAGCGCTGACGGGCTGTTGAAGATGGGATCGCGCCAGGTGAATTTAAAGCCGGAATCGTGGATCGGAACCATCGTGCCGTCGAATGTGTAGGTACGCGCATCGAGAGCGGCACCAATCTGACCCGACATGGAGGTGTGAGCCCAGCCACGGCCACCGGTGCGAGCGTAGTCGTAACGTGATTGCTCGATACGTACAGAGCGGGACAGCGGCATCAGGTCGTTCAGCAGAGTAAATTGCGTGTTCGGCTCGAACTGCTGCAGCACAGTAGTATCGAAAGCGCGATACAGGCGGCGGATATCGTCTACTGCGTTAACAGCATCAAGACGACCGCTGTCTTCACGGATACCCTGAGCTCGCCCCAGAAAATCGGCGGCTGCCTGTGCAGTAGCATTACGTTCAGCCTGCAGCGCGCGGAATTGGGCCTGGTTTACTTCCAGGTTGCGAGTCTTTTCGCCAAGTGATGTGGAATATACAAACATTAATCGGTCTCCTTACTTGACCACTACGCGCAGCAGGTCGCCTGCAGCAACGGTTGTCGGTGTGTCTTCTTCCACGAACAGGACTGCGGATGCAGTGCCGCCGGAGGTGACGCGACCGTTAGAGATAGCCAGTGCCTGGCCTTTGTTATAAGTTCCGGCAGCAGCGCGGACGTTCAGGAACATGCCAGGCAGTAACTGGATGCCGACGACCAGCTCGTTAGCGGGAATGACATCATCGACGCCCATGCAGCGCAGATAGTCATAGTTCGCCACATACAGCACAGCGCTTTCACCGCCGTTAGTGGATGCAGTGAATTTGCCGTTAGTGAATACGCCGATGGTGCCCGGCTGAGTAGCTGCCGCTGCCCCGCCTTCGCGGTTCAGAAGCGGGTTCGGGAATACGCCGCCCGCGTGAATTACGTGTTTACCGTCTTTAGCCATTTTTATTACTCCGGCATCTCAGAGAAGGGTTTATCGGTGGAATGGTTGAATGCGCCGGACAGGCTGCGAGTGGTAGCGCACTGTGCGTACAGGCCATCAAGAGCCGCGCCATCGAGCGCGTTAACTGCGATGTCATCAAGCTTGAATTTGGCTTTCACCGCTTCGCGCTTGGTGGCTTTCTCCTGGTCTGCGTTAGCGGTCAGGCCGGATTCGATAGAGCTCAGCTTGTCGGCAAACGGCTTAAACCATGCCGGTGCTTCTTCGCTATTGGTGGCTTTGTCTTTGGCGGCCTTTTCTTCGGCCTCTTTCTTCTCGCGAGCAGCCTTTTCTTCCGGCGTCTCACCTTTAGAAGCTGCTTTCTCAACAGCCATCTGGTTGAACGCATCCAGCAGCTCAGCTTCTGATTTGCCTTCTGTCGGCTTACCAGCGGCTTTCAGCGCATTGATAATCATGTCTTTCATCGGATCTCTTTCTCCGTTGGTTTTAATTTCGTACTCAGGTGGTTTGCGCACGACTTCTACAGGTTCGCCGACGAATTGAGCCTTGCCGTCATCGTCGATGAGGTACTTCTGTTTGAAATATTTATCTGCATCCCGATAAACGAAGGAGTCCGGCCATACGCTTTCCGGCCATACCCAATCATCGTTGTCACGACCCTCACGGAGCTTGTCGCTAATAGCCCGCTGGATATCGTCGAATGAGAAATTGGATGCATTGGTAAAGAAGAATTTGGTCTTGTTAAGCAGCCCTTCCCTGGTGCAGTTCGATGCCTGCGCAAGGTCTGCGTTTTCTACGCTTACTTCCTGTTGGGAGTTATCTGCGTTAACGAAGATTCCCACGCCTTCTTCAGGGGTTGCGGCTCCCGGCTCATCAAGAAGGATTGCCACATGGTCGAACTGCATGTTGCGGGCGACCCATGAGTAGCTCTTACCCTTCGACTTGCCGCTGCTCTGCTCGCGGCGCAGCAGGAGGCCGGTAGATACGTGGATCGGCTCGGCGTTTGAGTTGGCCTGAAGTTCATCAAGCCGCTCGATAAGCCGCTTGCCCTTCTCGCTGGACAGCGCGATGCGCTTGTTGACCTTCATGTCCATAACGACGCGATCGCCGTCTTTGCGGACGTTCTCAGCCCATGCGCCGACGTGAAACTGGTTAACCGCTCGCGGGTTAGTGGCGCTGACGTGCTCGTTGCCAATCTTCGGATGCCCAAAAGGCATCGGGTTGCCTTCGAGCGTTTTAAAGCTCTTGTTAATCTCCTCAGCCGGATACAACCCGCCATTCATGACAACGTCATCCACGACAGGCACGACGCCACGAATGACGATATGCTCGTCACCGTCGATGGTTTCAGTTGAGATGTTTGAAGAGTTGATGGCGAGGCTTTTTACATGAATGCTGGACAGCTTCATGGATAGTCCTCAATATGAATCGGTTGTTATTCACTCAGAAACAGGAGGTTTAAATGCATTACAAAGTCCTATTCCATGCTTATGTTGATGGGCAGAAAAAGAACCTTGAGGCGGAGTTCGAGTTTCAGGGAACTCCAGATTTGAAAGATAAGAGGACCTTAATGGCAGCCGGTAAAGCCGCAATGCAGGCACTGTCAGAAATTGTTGATGTCAACGGGTCGGATTTCTCGATTGAGTATCACCTGGACGCTATTCTTCCGGTCACCCAATAGTCACCCCTTCCAGCCTTTCCTTTCGGCGGCTAATTTATCAGCCAGTCCTTGATTGAATATGCCGCCATCTTCGTTCAGCAGCACCGGAATCTGGCTGCAATAGCAGTTGTACCGGTTTCCATTCTGAGCATAGAAAGCCTCCACTTCTTCCGTTGTGAAGGTCTTCCCGTGGCGCGCAGCGTGCCATGGCCTCGTCGTCGATTTCAGGGCCGATATCCACAGCAGCGCAGTGTTAAGCCCCAATCGCTCCTTCGACCATTCAGCCTCTGACCACTGAGCCTGCCTTAACGCGCCAACCTGCTCCGTCTGAGCTATCGTTTTGGCCCGACTCATAGATACATCCAGGCGCTTGCTAATCAGGCTGGCTGTCTCGCGCGGGTTAACACCGCGCCCTATTGCATCAGAAACTATGTTCGCCAGGTCAGCGCGAGCAGCATCAGTTATTCCCCGCCATTCGCTGTAGGTAGAGATGTAAGCCGCTGCCACCTGGTTTTGATACGCCGGACTGCTTAGCAACTGCTGAAGCGTCGTTGACTGCTCATAGACAGCCGATTGCGCTGACAGATTCGTGAAAGCCTGCAACGTGCCGCGCTGATACTCATCAGTAACGTACTGAAGCGCCCAAAGGTTGTTGCTACCACCTTCAAGGAGATAATCATCCAGAATTGTTTCTATGCGCAGCAGCAAGTCAGACAGTTGCTGTGGCGACATATCGTAGATGAATGTGCCCGCATTCACCTGGTAGAGTGTGTCCGGCTTACTACCTTCCCTCGCCAGAATATAGCTGTACAGAGAATTGCCACTGCGCTCCCTGCCGACCAGATAAGCATCAAGTAACTGCTTCAGCGCCAGTTTTATCTGGTAATAGCGGTTCTCGATATCCCGGAACATCCGGTTAACCGGTCGGTATGACTGTGTTGGGTCGGCTTTATTGCGCGGAATTATCGGGCTGCCCGGTCGTTGTCGGTTGTTCAATTGGCTCACCTGTCAGCGGGTCTATCGTTGCGGCTCCTGCAGGCTCTTCTGGTTCACTGATTGGTTCAAGCTCGCCCACAGCGCGGATTTCATTCTCCGTTATCGCCGGAGTGCCGAACGCAGCCTGAGTGTCTTTGGCAACGGCTGCCATCGCCTGCATATTTGCGATCTTCTCTTTCTCACTCGGTGCGAGCAGGTCAGACCATGCGAGCGTCACCTCTCCAGATTTCGGCGGGTCGATGACGCCTATCTGCCAGAAGCGCTCAATGACGCGAGTGATGAAGTCGGACATGAAACCCCAGCGGCGACCATTGCAACGCTTAGCCCAATCAGTTTTGTCCTCATCCGAGGCAAGACGCCCGGTCTGCTGACCAAAGAGAATGGTGAATGGACACTGAATCGTCGCGGCAAACTCGTTAGCTGCTACTGTCCATGTAGGAGTCGGGTCAGCGGCTGTGACTGACAGCACCGACGGCGCGCCAGCCTGCATGACCAGTGCCGAATCTGTACCGCGGTTCATCCTGGAAATCTTGTCATTCAACGCTTCGCCGAGGTCTTTGAAACCTGCCTTCTCTGCCTGCGCTTGAAGGTTTTGCATGTCAGTATCTTTGTCAAACGCAATCCCAAGCTGGCGACTGGCGTTCTTCAGAAAGCCCTCGGCGCTACCACCGGACGTTTTCTCAATATCGAGGAGCTTGTTGTACCCGGCTCGCAACAGCGGGATGCCGGAGAGCATATTCTCGTCTTCTGCGCCTTCACAGAGAATGATGACGCGGCTCGGGTGAACCTGAACACTGCGCACGGGCCCATATGTTCCGTCATCGCCGACTGGCTGCTCGTTGAAGTTGTACATCACAGGCTGGCCGTAGGTTTCCGACATTGTATCTGTGTCGAAATTGCCTGGTTTAATCTGCGCTTCCCATGCCGGGATAAGCTTAACCACTGCCTTCAGGCGCTCGGTGCCGAGAGACCGGATGTAGTCGGTGTTGATCGGGTCTTTCCATTCGCGGCCATCCTTAACCTGAATTAACAGAGCCGAATAACGCCCCACGAGGTTGCGGCGGTCGGCGTCTTTCAGCTTCGCCCAATGACGCTTGAGAAGTTTTTCAACGGCGCGCTCCCATTCCGTGGTCTCACCAGATTCATCCTTCTCTTCGCCGTCAATGATGGTTGGATTGTCCACCCAGCAGGAGTCCAGAAGCTTATGCACGGCGGCATGAGCCACCGCATTGCGCTCATAGGCGCGATAATACTGGTCGAAACCTACCTCGCTCGGGTATCCGAACTCGTCCCACAGCTTTGTGCGCTTGGTGTTCCCGTTCTGCCCGTGGGCGTACAGCATTCGTTGCCGCCCTATCGCATCAGCAAGGGCGTTCACGAGGAATGAAACCTCGCCTTGTTGTTCACTCACTGATGAGCTCCTTAGAAGAAGATTGCGCCTTTAGATTTGCGCTTGATGTATCCGTCGAGGCTGTAGCGGATCGCATCCCAAGTATGCTCTTCACCGTCAGCGAGTTTAGGCAGTACCTCGCCGGTAATGCGGTCGGTCTTGTACGACCACATGCGAGCCTCACGCGCGACGTTTTTGCATCGTGGATGGATAATGATTTCGTCGAATCCGCGCAGATGGGCGATGCCATCCTCTACGCTGCCCTGCCACTTATCAGCAGCGGAGATATTGAATCCCTGGCGTTTGAGATAGCTGATTGTCTCTGGTCGTGCTGAGTCAGCCTTAATGGGCCATTCGCGCACGCCCGGTACGGTGTCGTAAAGCGCAGGCATGTGGTCAAGTTCAGTCTGTTGCCCGTAAGCCTCGTACTCGATGTACAGCCGGTTGTGCAGGATGAAGGAGCGAACCAGCGTGTTCGGGTCTTTCGCGAACCCGAAGTCGGCACCGAAGAACAAGCGCTCTGCCTCTTTCCACAGTTCATCAGAGAATTCGGCTACTCGGTATTTGCCAGCCAGCACCTGCTTATCGGAATTTTCGAGATAAGCGCCTTCCCATACCCAGGCGTAGGTCGCCGGGTCTAGGCGCTTCTGGTCTTTCCTGCGGACGCCTTCCAGAACCGGCGGGAACCAAGGATTGTCCATATAGTTCATTTCGACGGTGATGCAGTCGTCGCCCGGCTCTTTCCTGTAGCGCCTGTCCGTCGCGCTGCCATCGCGCTCAGGGTTCCATGTAACCCATATTTCCGAGCCATCCTCGCGTACGGTTGGGTCAAGCTTTTGCCATGCCACCTCGCTGACTGTCTCGGCTTCGTCCACCCAGCACAGAAGAATGCGCGCTTTCGACTTAATGCTGTCGAGGTTATGGCGCAGGCCGCAGAACACATAACTCACTCGCTTATCCAGCGTGCGAATGTACTTCTCACCTATATCGAAGTTAGCAGCAAGCCATGGAACGGCTCTGATGGCCTGCTTCACCTCTTCCATGCTCGACTCTTCCAGCGAGTTCATAAACTCACGGGCGCACAGAATGACGCCTGACTCGCCATTATTGGCAGCCTGATAGGCCTTAACGGCTGTCATTAGTGCAAATGTTCGTGTCTTTGCGCTACCTCGCCCGCCATGTGAGCAGCGATATCGCTTATTCGGCGCTATGAACAGTGGTGCCAGTTTCGCCGGTATCGGTAGCTGTACTGTCTGGCTCATGTGTTGGCTCTACCGGTACGAGTTGAATGGTTGTTGGCTGAGGGGTCATGCTGCCATCGGAAGACTTGTGGTCGATTTCCTGGCTGACTTTGTCGCCATACTTCTTAGGGTTCATTCGGGCCAGCGCCCATTTGCGGGTATCAATTCGAAGTCGCGCCTTACCTACTGCGGCAGCCTCTTCCGCTACCGTATCAGCGATATCGAACATCTCTTCGAAAATAGCGTCGGCGCGCGTCTCCGTGGCTTTCGCGTATTGGTCGCGAAACTCTTCATGCTGAGCAAGCCAGCGGAAGACAGTCGACTTATTCGGCATGCCTGGACGCTCACACACCTTGCGCAGGCTTTCACCATCGGCAAGCAGTGAGCAGATGTCAGCAGCCACCTCTGGTAGATAATCAGAAGGGCGGCCAGTTTTTGATTCGGTCGCCATAGTCATTCCTTAAGATGTTTGTTCTTCAACTTCAGGCTCGGGCACGTATTCCATCTCCTGCACGTTATCAGGTGCCAGGTATACCCATGATCCGTCCTCTCTGGCTACGCCGATGAAGCCGTTAATAATCTCTGGCTGAGATCGCTTCATCAGGCCTTCATGCGTCTCGCCTGTTTTGGTTTTGACTGTGATGCGGTAGATGTCGGCCATGATTTCCTGCCCGTTATATTTTTCGAGTGCCATCATCAGGCGCACTCGCAAATGCGCCTTGTGATGTTTAGTGGTTCACTATGTTTTGAGAACGCTTCTATATAACGGCTTGCCTATCTGTACATCAGGTCGCTCACCGTACAATTATCCCCGGACTATTCCTATAAAAGATGCCTGCCGCTTGTTAAGCTGAATATATCGGCCAGGATTATTTCCATCTTGTTGGTGGAGTGGCTCCTACAAACAAGGTCTGTGAGTCGCAGGGATAAAGACCATACAGACAGGAATGTCTTGCGAGAAAAAGCATCAGGGAAAACAAGTCAACGCTGCGTTAATAATTATAAAAAGAGAAAATATCTATCCTGTCGTCGCCCCAGCCATGGGGCTTTTTTTTATCTCAAACACTGCTCCCGAACATACGCCTGCAATCCGCTCAACTGCCTGGTCACGGTCTCGATCCGCTCCCTGAGGGTGAAATAATCCCGTTCAGCGGAGTCAGTAAGTCCGGGGCTGGCTGCATCATCCAGGCTGGCGGTGCCGGAGGCGGATTGCTTCGTACATGTCGCGTGGAGCTGCAACCGACGCTTGCCAGAAGCAACGTCATCATGCAGCTGATCGATAGTCGCCTGAGCATCTGCAAGCTCCTGTGTGTATTTTGCGTCGAGCGCGGCCACATCGCGCTGGCGAGTCTGCATGTCGCTGATGGTGTCTTTAGCCAGATTTAATTCACGATTAACTTTGGTTAAAGATGCCTGCGATTCTTTGAGCGCTGACCGGTAATGACTGGCGATGACAATAGCGATTGCCAGCAGCAGGCTCATTGCTGCGAAGAGGATGAGCTTCCATTTAAAGGTCATTTTCACTTTCCGCCAGGCACATAGAGCGCTCCATCTCCCGCCGGTTCTGCAATCCCTTCCACTTCATACCGCCTGCATAGACCCAGCGGCGCATTTCTTCACACGCCCCTTCCTGGTCGCCTTTGTTCAGCTTGCGAAGAAGCGTCGACTTAGCGAAGGCATCACTGCCTACGTTGAACACGAAGCTGTAGAGCGAGGCGCGCTGGTATTCGCTCAGAGGAACCTTAACCAGCTTGTCTACGGTCGCCTTGGCCGGTTGCAGGTCTTTCCACAAAAGACGGTCACATTCTTTGTCTGTGTAGGTCTTCCCGCGAATGATGTCGTTGCCAGTGTGACCATCGCAGACAGTCCAGACGCCAGCGACATCCTTGTAAGCCTGATACTTGCGACCCTCTACGCCATCCTTGCCACCAATGAATATCGTGGCGATGACCATCGAGCCTGCACCCGCTGCGGCAATCAGTTTGTTTCTCAGTGAGGACGGGATAGCCATCGTTAGTCCTCCTTTGATAACTGCCCGGCTGCGGAAGGCCACCGCTCGTACGCCTGAATCTGCGCCAGCGTGGTTTTGCGTTTGTAATACCAGTTGATACCGAACGTCAGTAGCGCCACGACAATACCGGCGATAACGCCTACTGCGCTCCACTCATCAGGACTTAGCCGGGTTAGCAACCCATTAGCCACCGTCCCGGCAGATGCGCCATAAGCTGCGCCAGAAGCTAATTTGCTCATATGTGACATCTCACACCTCCGATAGGAAGTGCTGTGGTGTAGTTAGGAAAGGCCAGCGAGGCATCGGATGCGAGGGTTCATCTGTGATTGATTGCCTGTGGCCTAATACGAAAAAAGCCCGCCGAAGCGAGCCTTAAAATTTGTGTGAAGTCATGATTCAAATCACGCCTTATAAACCAAAATGGTTTATCATGAGTTCATCTTAACAAGAGGGAACATCATGACTACTATCACCATTAACACCTACGCACCGGATTCACGTTTCGACATGAGCAAAGAAGAAGCAAAAGAGTTTTTCGCTTTCGTTCAACGCAAGGCCGAGTCTCTCGGTTATGACGTGGCGTTTGATGAAGCAATTTCAGTTGACGAAGAAAGCGAACGCTTCGTCGAAAAATGTTTCGCTGAGTTTTGATCTGCGACTATGCCGATCAAAGAGTACATTGAGAAGAACTTCCCGAGCCAGGCTGATTTCGCCTTAGCGTGTGGAGTGCTACCTCAACAGGTTACTAAGTGGATTAGCATGGGGTGCATAGTGCTCAACGGGAAGATGTACAGTCCGCGAAGAGATGTCCCCTGACTCACCAGGTTAAGATGCTCCCCGCTTCGGCGGGGATTTTCTTTTCTGCCATCTGAATATGTGTGGTGGCCGGTGCTTATCCCGACGAGTGGTTAAACCAATCTAGCAATTGTTCTGCCTGCGCATTCACCACAACGGAAAGGAAACTGCCCGGAATCGCACCGACGCCAGCGCTTACCTGGCTTAAAAAGTTCAGCTCCCTTACCTGTTACGGACTCCGTTTCGTGGAGCTGACGGCTGGAGATCAACCCAGCACCGATATGGGATTTACTAAGGCGATATACCCGTTGTTACCCACTAATGAAAGCACTATCAGTTACGCTGCCTGTTCCGCCACGCGGTTACGCTACCTGTTCTGTAATGCTCTCATTGGTGGGCGCCCATTATTAATCACACCGGGCCAGTGCGCCGAATTTGGTAGCGGGGAGTCGGAAGACCCCGTGATTTAAGGCTGTTACGCCGCCATCAACATCAGATCATCGTTTGCATTTATCTTTGTGGTCAGTTTCTAAAAAGCCCGCAAAGCCGCTAACGTGACGAAAACTGGAAAGAGCACTGACGAGCGTCGTCACAATTCCACATCAACCGTTCGCATCTGCGCTATTAGGGGAATACGGATTGCCGTCTGCCTAATGCCCTTACCGGATTTCACCAATAAAAAAGCCCCGGAGCGATAAACTCAGGGGCTTAATATTTTTAGCGCTTAACAACGTGCGCAACTTCCACTGTTAGAAATCATATCCGCAGGTTCGGGAAAAGTAAATAGCACACGACAAATTAATGCGCTATTTTCGGTTTTTACCTGGTGACTTCTCGTAACCGTGCGTCAGCCCACGATTCTTCCACCTCAAACTTGATGATAAGAGCGTCGTAGAATGGCTTAACTGACTTCTTCCACGTATCAAGAGAGATGACGTCAGTAATCTGGCATACCGCAGCAAACGCCTCGGTTGAAGGCAATCGAGGAAAACCTACGCCGCCGCAACGCTTGCAATCGGATATCACAGGAACGCCCTGCTTTTCCGTCTCCTCCTGATTTATCGCCTTGCCACGCCCTTTACAGTCAGAGCATGCTGCCGAGACTACGCCCTTCCCTTTGCACTTCTGGCACAGCACTTTCACCTGCTCCCTTCTGGCCGCGAGATTCGGCCTGCCAATGTGCTTCATGGTCACGACTTCCGCATGAATGAATCCTGCGCCATTGCAGCATTCACACTGCCGGGTGCTCCCGGCGTTGCGTGAGTAGTCCTCAAAGGCATAAGTTGCGAGCGCTTGCATTACCTTTGGCTTAATATCACTTTCGAGCTTACGCAAGGCGGCAACCTTATCGCAGCGCTCAATTGCATACAGGGTCAGCAGTTCAATAGCTTTCTCACGGTCATTGCTGCTGACGCCCATTTTCCCCATAAAGGCCGCAAAGCCCATCTGCGCGCGATTCTGCACCATTCCCTGAGCTGCCATGATATCAGTGCCGGTCAATGCGTCTGATGCTGTGGCTCGCGGGGAGTCGTTTATCATGGTTGATTTGGCGAAGTGATACTTCAGTGCGTTTTCCAGGTTCATGCTGCATCACCTCCCTCTGGTTTGTTAATGCCAAGCCGGTTTACCAGCTCCCGACGCATTTCCATCAAACGCTTCTCCGTCTCGTGAACGTTGTTGAGCTGCCACTCGATAGCCTCAAGCATCTCCTTATCCTTCTGGCGCTGCTGAGCTAATGCGATGTTTGTTACCGTCGTCATGCTGGCTCTCCCACCATTGAATCGAGTTGTCGGCGCAGCATCTTGAGTGCACCGTCCGGGAATGGCTGGCGCGCCAAGCCGGTGAATATTCCCCTGACTTTTCGGTCGCTAAGTCGCGGCAGCAATGCACTCACCGTTGCTCGGATAGCGCCGTTAACCTTGCGTCCGTCTTTCTGCGCTAGCTTTGCTGCTAACTCCACCGTGATCAGGGCATCGAGATATTCCTCGCAGACCTCTCTGCTTACTTCGCTCATGCTGCTTCCTCCCGGCTATTGCGCAGATCTTTTAGCTTCTGCTGATACTCGCCGTATTTGGGCTGGTAGCCATTTGCCTTCTTAGATCGATGTGTAAGCTTTTCTCCGAATAGCGCCTGCTCTACACTCATGCCCTTATTGAGCCTGAACATAATCGTCCTTCCGGCGATGCTTACTCTTGGGTCGCGTGACCATTCAGCAGGGGTTTTGGTTTCCCCGTTGAAGGTAATGGCATGGCTGGTTTTTCTGGTATGGGAAGGGATATGAACGCGTGCTCGCATTACGTTGCAGGCGTTGCACAAAACCCTAAGATTATCTGGATCGTTGTTGTTGACCTGCTCATCCTTGTGGTCGATGTGTGCATTCGCCCAGGTTACAGATTTCCCGCATAATTCGCATGGCGGCAGTTGATCTCCGTGCTTTGCGTACACAGCCTTTCTATGCTCGTACACGAAGCCATTTTTCATTGCCAGTGGATGAGATGGCTCTTTAATCATCACGTATCCCTTGGCGTTAGTAGAGAATCCCTTTCCTTTTCCATGCTTGGTGAGCTCGTATGTCCCATATCGCATCATCCTGAAATAATGCTTTTGGCACACCTGCTGTTCCATATACCGGCATTCACGGCCGCAACCTTCAATTTTGCAAACTGGTTTCATGCTGCCTCCATCAATTCTGCAATGTCGGGTAACTTCCCTCCCAACTCCGTCACCACCAAAACGAGCATTCCGCCTTTAACCGCCTGACAGCGCTTGATGCGCATATCGTCTACCTGACCGTCATCCAGCCAGAAGCCCGCACTGGTGAGTGCGTCAAAAACGGCTTTGGGTAGATTGTCCAAATCGCGTTTGCGGTTATCGGGAGGTGCTGCGTGGATGGTGATTCTGATGCGGGGTTGGATTTTTATGTCTAACTTGTGCTGCTGAATTATTTCGATTACTTCTCGTCGGTATCGCTTACCCCAATCGCTGATGTAGTGGATTCCTCTTGAGTGACGCCAGTACTTGTTCACCGATGGCGGCCATGGAAGCCTGATTATGTATCTAGCCATAGACGTCTCCATCATTGGCGAATTCTCCGTGATATTTTGCGCGAGCTTCTTTTGCTACGAGTTCAGCAAGTTCGATGTCATCAAATGTTCCCAAAAAAAGCCTGCGATGATTAACACCTATTCTAACCTCCCACCCTCGCCGTCCTTTTTTGCGGTTAACACCCTTTACACCAGACGTGTTTCTCTTTTGCATTCCTCTATTTCTAAGGTTTTCAGCCGTGGTCACAACCCGCAAATTATTTATGCGGTTATCTTTTTTGTTGCAGTTGATGTGGTCAATTTCGCCAGAAGGGAGCTCTCCATGAGTAAAAGGCCACGCAAGCCTGTGGGCTTTATATAGCTTTTTGTTAAAGAAAATCCCTACGTATCCGCCTGTCATTTCATAACCCGCCACCTTACCTTTTCTTGCTTTCCCGCGGCTAACGTTCCATGTAAACAGCCCGCTTTCTGGGTGGTATGTGAGTAGCTCTAGGAGATTTTTTTCGTTCATCGCACCGTTACCCTCCCTTCTCTCGTCAGCTTTTGCAGCGTCAGGACGATAGCGCGGTCCATTTCAGATCGCCTTTCTTCCCGGCTGAGGTCTTTCCCGTTGTCGATTCGCTCATGACATGACGGGCAGAGTGCCGCTGTTAAGCTGTCGTCGACCTTGAGGCCGATTCCCTTTCCTTCGTTTCGATGCGCAGCCTGAACTCCATACCGGCCACACAGAACGCAGCAATCTATCTCCCTGACTGCCTGAAGCCATTTATTGCTCCTGAATATCGTCATTTGCGATATCTCCGTTCGGGTCTCTATACACAAGCCATTCGTTGATGCACTCGCCGCAGGCATATACCTCATCGGCATCCAGCTGCTTGCTGCATCCTGCGCAGAGAGCTCTGGCTATGCTCTGCTGCTCGTAGGTTTGGGTTTGGATGGGGTTAAGCATGTTTCCTCCTGGCGCGGCTACGCAACCACCGGACATCAGCAAGGTGGGCTGTATACGCGTACGTTGGGATTTGAGAGGGAGGTAATTCAGGTTTCTTCTTGCGGCGGGGTCGGACGATGAATATGCAGTTTTCCATTACAGCGACTATGCTGCTTTTTCGTTTTCGCATTTCAGCGCCTCCAGGCGTTTTCTGCCATACGCCATTAGCTCATCACGTTCAACGGTCGTCATTCGGCATTCGCCAGCACGCGGCCATGGGTGCCAGATGATGAGCATTGAGCCTTTGTTGTTGCCGTTTACCGGCTTGCCCGTGCTTGCGTTCAGAAATGAGAGCCGCCCGCCAGTAATGAACCTGACCTCATGCGCTGTCTTGATAGCCTCTTTGAACCACTGGACAGAGGTATCAGCAGGCAGAAGCATCACGCAGCCAACACTGTGATCTGCATTCTCCTGTGCTGCTTTCTTAATGAAAGGCATGGGCGCGCTGTATGGTGGGTTCAGCCATGCGTAAGCCCGACCTACTCCGATCGGCATTTTCGAGAGCCAATTCGCTTCGAGAGTGTTTTCCTTTTCATCAATGAATTTGGTGCAAAGCGTATTGCTCTGACTGGCCGCCGCATCGAGGAAAAACGGAAACTCGCTACGCAATGCTCGGTATATTTCCGGCGGGGTTTGCCAGAGGTCTTTTATCTCAACTGGCGTGTTTTATTTGTCTGTCACATATACCTCCTGTCAGTGAATCTGACGCCCTGACCGGTCGCCCAGGCCACGGTGTACTCAATGAGGCTGGACATACGCTTCACACTCATCTCAGCGCTGCTCTCGCGGATGTTTACATATTCACCTTCAAGACCGGGCACAACCTCCGCCTCTTGCTTTGTCGCCACCGCGTGGCCGCTAATCAGCAATACCTCCCATTGCTCCGGTCGCAGCCATTTGCCGCACCACTGAACCTGCGCAGCGATATCTGCCAGGAGCGCGTGAAATTTCGCGTTCTGGTCAAGATTGCGCTTGTAGTCGGTGATTCTGATAATGACTTGGCGGTCGGTGTCGAGGGGTGATGCGAGGATGGCGTTTATTGCTGACTGCTGATGCTGCTTACTTCGAAGGAATATTGTTTGTTTCATCTCATAGCTACTCCTCTGCAACTATGTCATGCAAGTGACCTCTCATAAGGCCGAACTTTACGCATTCCAGAGCGCCAACCGCCTCAGATAGCCCTATATCTCCAGTATATTCCATGACCAAATCGTGAATTCTCTTCGCTAATTCTCCAGCCTGAGGTCGTTTAGTCTGTACTGGTAACCTTTTAACTTCGCTCATCACTCCCCCTTAACCTTGAGACCGGCGGCGCGGATAGCTTCAGCGCAGTAGTCGATAGCGCAGTTGTGGCCTTTGTCGAATTCGTCCTCAACCATCACTTTTTCATCGAGCTCAATCTCCACCGCCGCGCGGGATGCTTTCCATACCTTCCAGTATTCATCCTTAATCCATGCCACTGGCTTCAAACCTTGCTGTTTTAGCCATTGGTCAAACTGCTCTCTGCTCTTATCCACGGCGCTTCTCCTCTTTAGCCAATAAGAACGCACTGCACAGCAGAATCAGCGCGTCTGTGAACATCAGACCATCCTGCTTAACGATGGCCGCGAACATGAAGCACAGGCCGATGAAGACCAGCATTATGATGCTCATATCAGGCTCCGATTCGTGAGGTGATGAGTTTTGCGAAGGGGCTTATCGGCGAAGCCTGGTTAATCGGCTTGCGTTCAGGTGCCGGGTAATACTCGTAGCAGCGCGTTTTGCGGCCATCTGATAGCCCGGTGTGGATGTACTTACGCGTCAGCTCGCCGTTCATCTCAAGCACCCGCATGGTGTTGATGCAGTACACCGGAGAGAGGCCGGTAATTTCGCTGGCCTGAATTGCAGTGAGCGCGCCGAACTCTTTAACGCAGCGGATAAGCTCGGATCTGTGATTAACGGAGTCGACCAGGCGCCAGCGCCGGGGCTTCTGGCTTGTTCCGGTTAGCTCACCGTCTTTCTGCATTCGGTTGAGTACGACGCGCACTGCTTCGAGGGTGTTGCCTGTCCGTCGGGATATTTCGTTCGTGGTTAAAACCATCCCGACATTCATAATGGCGAGAATTTTGGCTCGTATCGTTTTCATGGGATTGCTCCGCTCAATACCTCGCCTTACTGATTGCCTGAAGCATTATCAGCTGGCTGGTAAAGAGATATCGTTTGGTGAGTGTTTCGATGTCTATGAAGCGAGGAGTGCCGATGTATCTGGCGATGGTGTCTATGTCGTCGATGGTTATTTGCATGGCGGCTCGGGGAGCGGCATCCAGTGTGTTATTTCGCTGCTTTGAAAACGGGACATGAGATCGCTTTTAATAAACCAGCCTGGCCCCTGCCTTTTATCCTCATCCCACCAACACCAGTAATTGCCGTCTGAATCAGGCATCCGCTCGCTGCATGGAATCCAGCCATCAGCCTCCCCGGATGAACCCTGCGTCATGGCTTCCTGCAGACGGTCAAGCTTCACGTATTCCCGCGCCGAATAGCCTTCTTTAATCCAGTCAGCGGCGACTTTTGCCGAGGTTGTATAGTCGTAACACTCGCCACACTTGGTAAGAAGCTCGTACAGGTCAGCGACTGGCGTACACTCGAAACCATCACTACGACCAACCGCCTTACCTGCCAGCGATTCGAACTGCTGCGATGTGGTGCCGGCTTGTGCCTGCTCTGCTTCCATCATTTGCTCATACTCAGCAATCTGTGGGTCAAACGGCAGAGAGTCATCAGCAACCGGCGCGGGCGGTGCGGTGTAGAGCGGCTGAATCTCATACTTCGGCAGAGGATTAGCCTCTTCGAGTGTGTCGACCAGAATCCATTTCCCCGCCGCTTCTCTGGTGGGACGAAAGCGGTAGCGGTACGCCACAGGCTCCGCTCTCTCCCGCTCTTTGCGCAGCGCCAGAAGCTCCTCAACGATTAAGGCGCTTTCCTCCCAAGCCTGACTCTCGCTGCCATCATGTATTTTTGCCAGAAGGCGATAGCGAACTGACAGCTTCTCTAAAACGTCATTGCTAATAGTGCTCATGGTTAATCCTTGTGATGTCAGATTTTAGAAACATTTTCCTGCTGCCACACCTCGTCATATTCCGACTTAGGCATGTTAGCGACGTAGTTGTATGGGGATGCGCCTTCGACCTGCAGAAACTGGTGAGACTGGTCATCGAGGAACAGTGGAACGCCACCTTCCCAGCCTTCTCCGTTTCGCTGCTTTTCGAGCATCAGAACAGATGCCGGACCGGCTAACAGCTGCTGGTCTTTATCATTGAGTTGCTCACCTGCCTGCACGCGCTGTAACGCTCTCTCCCGGCCTTTATTGCGCCAGATGATAAACAGGTTGTCTGTGAGGTCGGTGATGGCACCAGAGCCTTTCACGTCCATTTTGCCGGTGGGCTTTTCCTCGCTGTCTCCTTTGCGGGAGTGAGTAACGAGGATGATGTGAGAGTTGGTCTTATTCTTGAAGTCGCACAGTGCGTCGACAAACGCCTTCTGTCCGTTGTAATCGTCATCGCCGATGCCGCACTTCATGAGGCTGTCGATGATGAAAAGCCGGATTCCATATCGGCGGCGGGCATAGGTGAATATCTCAATCAGGCGTTCAGCTTTCGCCGTTCCAGTCAGGCCGAATAACCATAACCGGTCATCGTAGAAGTTGAATGCCGACTCAATCTCCAGAACCGGAGGCATCTTGCAGCATGTGGCCTGGCGGGTAAGACGCTTAAGCAGTATGCCGGGCTTAAGCTCAAGCGAAGCAACGCATGTTTTTACGCCCTGCCTCATGGCTTCCAGCGCCATATGACCGACAACTTCCGTTTTCCCATGGCCGTTAACACCGTTGACCAGCGTCAACTCGGCTTCACGAAACTGGAAGTTATATGCCAGAGATTCCCATGGAGGATTGAACAGGTATTGCTGCTTACCGTAGAAGGCGTTGATGGTGTCCTTGTAAAACTCGCGCGCGCTGTAGAGTTCTTCCGGGTCGAAGAAAGCCGCGCCGCCAAGACACTGCCAGATTTCATCTTCTGAAATTCCGTCCATCAGGCACTCGTTGATGTCCTTCCGCGGCAGCTTGACCATACGGCAGCGATGCTCACCGAGTCGGCTGGCTATCTCTCTGGCGGCTTCCTGTCCCACTTCGTCGTTGTCCATCGATATCCAGATTTCTTCGAAGCGATCAAGGTTGTGAAACTCAAACTCAATCCATTGCTGCTTAGCCCCCTTGCCGCCGCCGAACGGTACTGACAGTGCGTTGATACCGTACTGTGAGTAGCTCATGCAGTCGATTTCGCCTTCGCACAGAACAACAGAGCGAACTTTGCTGTCCAGCGCCTGCCAGCCAAAAAGACAGGGCTCACAGTCACCTTCAGCCATGATGACCTTCTTGCCGTTCGGTCGCTCGGTACTGATGCGCTTGACCTGAATAAGCTCACCATCGCGCTTGTACGGGAATACCAGAGCGTCCAGCTCCCTCTCGCCGTTCCACACCTTGCCGCTGACGACTTCAAACGCTTTCGCCGTTTCTGGAGAGATGCCACGTGATTTGAGGTATTCGATGTGATGCTCGGTTTTGTTGCAGTATCGGGCGACTTTCTTTCGGTCAGGACGGGAGAATTTCTTTTCGCGCTTTGCGTCGAAATGGTGGTCGTCATCGCGGATGCCGAGAAACGCTTTGGCTTCCTGCATCGCCTGATGGAGGCTGATACCACGACACGCCATCCACAGGTCAAGCATGTCACCGCCATCGCCTTCAGCGAAGTCAGCCCATTTCTTTTTGCCGTTGAGGTTTACTTTCAGGCTGGAGCCTTTGTCGCCATGGACATTGCCAGCCACCCATTCATGCCCGTCTTTCTTGCCGTTCGGCAACAGGTGCGGCGCTACCCTGTCGACCTGCGACCACAGCAGGTCACTTAGTTCGCTAGGTGTCATTAGGTTGACCTCAGATCCAGACGGTTAAACCAGAATTCAACGAATGCAGGACTTAGCCAGCCATGGTTATAGCCAGCGATTAGTAACGCTTTGATTCTGGATTTCATGGCTCACCTGTCGAAGAATACATAACCGGTTTTCGACACGGTGATCGGGGATGATGATTTTGCCTGTGGGGTTTCAGGAATCGGCTTGTCGTCGTTCCAGCGCTGGCCGTTCAGGTATGTCGCAGGATGCAGATTATCGAAGCCGAACTGCTTACCCTTCCGGCAGGCTATGTCTTCTGCCAGCATCTGAGCAAACTGCTCCGGCGTTCCGCGTGATTCTTTCCGCCACTCCTGAAACTGAGATCTGAATGCAGAGATGGCTTTCTGCTTGCCCTTTTTTACCATGCCTGCACGCCAGAAAATATTCTCGAAAGCCTTGTCCGTTTCTTCGTGCCGGGAAGGTGCTTTTTCCTGCTTCGCCTGAACCTGTTCAGGCATAGTGTTTTTATATTGTCTTTCTTTCTTTTGAATAGTGTCTTTTGTGTCCCCCTGTTTTGAGGGATACGACTCCCTCAATTTGAGGGATGTTTTATCCCCTGTTTTGAGGGATATTCCCTCGTTTTGAGGGATGCACCATTCGTCGATGTTTTTGTTGGGGCCAAACATACCGCCCTGCTGCTTGATGAGACCCATTCTTACCAGTTCAAGTTTGGCTTCGTTGCAACGCTTAACGGGTAATTTTGCGATCTCCGATATCTGAGAATCACTGATTCTGTCCATGGGCTTATTCCACCCATAAGTTTTTCTCAGAATAGCCAGGAGGACTTTGAATTGACGCTTGGTAAGGTCAGCTCCGGCGTAGGCTTCAAGAAGCATGTTGGACAGCTTGGCATAGCCATCTTCCAGCTCTGCCACTTTTCTCTCCACCGGGGCTTTTACCGCCCCGAAATCTGCGTATGCGACGTTGCTCATTCGGGTTTCTCCAGTCTACGTTTACTGACTTCAAGCGCCTGTTTCAGCTTCTCAGCAGCTTCCCGGCTAAACGTTCGGATAAACCTTTCACGAGCTACATTTTTGTGTACTTCGTCCTGGATAAATCGTTGCTTAACCATTAGAATGTCTCCTGTACTGTTGTTGGCGTAACACAGTTGCTCAGGCCCTAAACGAGTTGCAGCTCGTTTGGGGCTTTTCATTTTTGAGTATCTTCGCTACCTGCTCAGCAAGGCGGGCCATCTCGTCATCCACGACACCCCATTCCAGCACTGCAAGTAACATCGAGAACTTCGGTATCCAGTCGCGTTTCCACCGACTGATTTGCGCCTTATCAACACCGACAGCTGCGGCTGTTTTCTCTGTGCCAATCATTGCGATCTTGTTAAGCAAGGCGCTCTCAATGCGTAACGCCTCGTTGCGTTTATTTGCGTGTTCCATTCGGTATTCTTCCTTTGTTGTTTAGATAGATACGTGCGCAGGCCGTGGGGTCTGCCACTTAAATGAGTTACCGCGTTGTCGGCGGTTCAGATTGGTAAAGAGCGGGTACTGCTTAGGCGGCTGAATCAGTCGCCTTCATGTATCGGTGCGGGTAGAGAATCTGCATCTCGCTAATCTTCCCCTTGAAGAACTTTGCGAGCTTCTCAGCTGTTTCGAGAGATGGAACCTGCATTCCCCTTTCGATTCGGCTGAGGTTGCCAACGTCCAACTGTGTTGCGATGGCCACCTCGGCGATTGTCAGCTTTTTCTCTACACGCATTTTTCTAAGTGGCGTCTGCATATTGCACCTCCGTAATGCGCTATACGCATAATATGCGAAATAAAAAATATGCGCAAGGCGCTTTGCGTGTCACGCATAAAAAAGGTTGAATATGAGCCATGAAAATAGGCGAAAAAATCCGACAGATTCGCAAAGCGAATCAGATGACCCTCAGTGAGCTTGCGTTGCGCGTAGAAAGCGACGTAGGGAATCTGTCGCGTCTAGAGCGCGGCATGCAGGGTTATAGCGACACTCTCATTCAAAAGATTGCAGAAGCTCTCGGAGTTCCTGTAGCTGAGCTATTCTCTTCTAATGAAGCCAGTGATACTGTAGATACATACAGTGTTGGTTCCATTATAAAAAAGGGGAGGAATGATGTGTATCGAATTGACGTTCTTGATGTTTCAGCAAGCGCAGGTGATGGGGCTACCTCGAAAGACGTCGTAGAAGTTATACGGTCTATCGAGTATGTGCCTGACCAGGCCAGGGTTATTTTTGGTAACCGGCCAGAATCATCTGTGAAGCTCATCAACGTTCGCGGTGACAGCATGGAAGGAACCATAGAGCCAGGCGATCTCATCTTTGTAGATGTCGGCGTCAGTGTTTTTGACGGTGATGGCATCTACGTTTTCAACTTCAATGGCGACATGTTTGTTAAACGACTGCAAAAGGTGAAGAGCCAGCTGATCGTGATTTCTGACAATCCTCGCTATCGTGAGTGGACAATTTCAGAAGAAGAAATGCATATGTTTCATGTGGCTGGTCGCGTTATGCTAAGCCAATCTCAGCAGTTCCGCCGTCACGGATAGCCCCATTTTGCATACTAAGCCCGCCATGTGCGGGCTTTTTTGTGCCTGTAGCAAACCCTGCCTAATTATTTTTCTCTTTCTGTTTCATGCGCATACATTAAATTACCCACTTTTTTAACTACATCCTTATATTATGCGCTTGACGCATATGCGCTATACGCATATTATTCATCTCAACAGCAGGACGCTGGTAGCCAAACGGAACAGATTGGCATCGCTCTTTAACTTCGACGGTGCGCTGACAAAGCGCGAACAGATACCAAACGAGATGGGTTTGGGGTGCGGGCAGAAGCCAACCTCTTCGGCGGAGGCGCTCGGCAATGAGTACGCGGTCAGGGTTAGCCGCCTGACTGCCTGCACCACCAAAGCCATTTCACACGAGGACAAAGCCATGACGGTTATCCAATACGGTTCTTCAGTATCAGCTGGTAACGCTAAAACTCGCCGTCATGAGCGGCGCAGAAAGCTCGCTATCGAGCGTGACGCTATCGGCAATATCATCGACTCCATTTTAGGTTTCGAGGCTCCTGACGCTTCTCAGGAAGAATCACGCAAGCATGCAAGTCGCGTTGACCGAGCCACTTCGCTCGTAGCTCTCCGCGATTACAGGGAGCCGGAAGTAACCGAACGCAAGCGTAACCCGGCATACAAGAAGCCGGTTAACCACCCTACCCACTTGATTAACGCGCACCAGAAAATGCGCGGTAAATCGATACCTGCTTATTACGACTGAGGTGAAATATGGAGTTTAAGAAAGGTGACACGGTTACATGGATAAGCCAGGCAAATGGAAGCTGGAAAAAGAAAAATGGGACGGTAATGGGGGTTTATGTCCGCGACGGAAAAATCACGAAGTATGCGGTTAGCGTTAACCCACCGGAAGGCTCAAAGGCTAAGCCAAAGATGTACTACCCGCGAGCATCGGCGCTTAAGCCGACGGAGTGATTGCAGGCCGCATAGTCGGCCTTTCTTTTTGGCAGCAAGCCACTACCTGCCCCACCCGCTGAATAGCAGCCGATAGCCGATCTCATAGGTCGGTTATCTGATGCAATCCGCATCATCCCCTGAAGTTGTTCGCCCTCTCCGGAGGGCTTTTTTTCGCCTGGAGGAAATATGAGTGAATCATGGGCTGTTCCATTTCCTGAATCAGAGAGTGAGCACAACGGTCTTCCGGTTTATTGGAAGTACTTCGAAACCATTGATCATGACGGAATAAAGGTTATCTCCCAGCAATTTATTGCTTTCCATCAAACAGAGCACTATGCATGGCTGGCTCCAGCCAATTGGTTCAAGATGTATAACGCTGAACGTGATGCGAAGAGGTGGCTTGAGGAATGGAAAAAGAAAACAAACAGGTATGCCATCAAAAAAGTAGCCAAATCAGCAGAACGTTCCTATGCGTTTCCTACCAAAACAGCGGCTCTGGAGAGCCTGAAGCGAAGAAAGAAATATCACCTAATGAGGCTTCGCCAGGATATTGCAGTTATCGAAACTGTGGTTAAGGAGCTTGAGAAGCTGCAACTAGATTCTCCGCAATTAAGTTATGACTTTGGGCATAACAAAGAAACTGAAACATGGATTTTTGATTAGCCGCCTAAGCGCGGCTTTTTCATTCCCGCATATCAACAGCGCTTCATTCGAGGCGTTTTCGCTATGCCAACTTAACCGTAAGGAATCCCACCATGATGCAATTATCGCTATCGGGTGGCGGCATCATGTCCGCCTATTACCCGACCGAATCCGAATTATCCAAACGCTTTCGCCGCCTTATCCGTGCGGCTCGCAAACAACTGGAGGCGTTATGCCACGTGTAAATCACCACGCTTTGCGGGCAGCGCAGAGCAAAGCAGTTATCGCGCGCTTCCTCGGTGATGCCGGGATGTTATTGCAGGCTCATGAACAGATGAAGCAGGCAATCAGCATGCCCTGGTACCGGAGGCTGCAATGAAGACCCTCAACCCTCGCGACATGACGGATGAGCAGTTTGCCAGCCTCATGAAAGATTTGATGAAACAGCAACCTAAACCACAGGAGCAGAAGCAATGAGACTGAGCCTGAACGACGTCAAAGAAATCGAGCAGATTATCGCGGCACTGGACGCGACGGACAACGAGCGAATCAGCGATGAGGTTGAGCGTCTGTCGAAGAAAGCCAACCCGTTTATTTCTGCTCTGTCAGCCTTGGATGCAGATGAGCATACCGCTGACGCTATCAACTACCTCGAAGGCCATAGCATCGCGTTTCAGGATGCCTCAGAAGGTTGGTGGATTGATGCGCTGACCGAGCGTGTTACCGCCGAGTATGCGATCGGCATTTTTAAGGCGCGGCATTCACACAGGGAGGCAGCGTAATGGCAAGCCCGGTTGTTAATCAGGTATACGAGCTTATCAATCCCCTGAAGGTTGAGTTCGAGCAGGTATGCGCTGAGCCATCAATAAACTTCAAGCGTGAATCAGAGTTCGCGATGCAGATATTCGCCAATAACGACTATCTCGCAAAGACTGCAATGAATAACAAGACCAGCACCCGCAGCGCGATCATGAACGTTGCGGCAATTGGCATCACGCTGAACCCGGCTCAGAAGCTGGCCTATCTGGTTCCACGGAAAGGAGCCATTTGCCTCGATATAAGCTACATGGGGCTGATGCATATTGCCCAGCAATCAGGGGCAATTAAGTGGTGCCAGTCGGCAATCGTCCGTAAAAATGACCAATTCCGTCGCGAGGGTCTCGATAAGCCTCCGGTTCACATCTACAGCGAGTTTGACACCAAAGAGCAGCGCGGAGAGGTTGTAGGCGCTTATGTTGTCGTGAAAACGGACGATGGCGACTACCTGACGCACACCATGCGTATTGAAGACATTTATTCAATACGTGACCGGTCTGAAGCATGGAAGAAGTACAAAACTGACAACAGCAAAAAATGCCCGTGGGTAACCGATGAAGAGCAGATGATGCTCAAGACTGTAGTGAAGCAGGCTGCCAAATACTGGCCGCGCCGTGAGCGACTCGATGCAGCAATTGACTATGTTAATACCGAGGGAGAGGAAGGTATTAACTTCGCCGCTGAAAGGCAGCCTGAGCGCGATATCACCCCGGCAGATATTGCCACCATCAAAGAAATTAACGATGTACTCATCGCCATGAATAAAACGTGGGATGACGACCTGCTGCCTCTTTGTTCGAAAATATTCCGCCGCGAAATTCGCGATTCCTCTGAACTTACCCAAATCGAAGCCGTTAAGGCGCTCGGATTCCTCAGGCAAAAGGCGGCAGCATGACTCCAGAACTCATCCTTGAGCGCACAGGGATAGATGTGCTCACGGTTGAACAGGGAGATGAGGCGTGGCAGAGGCTGCGCCTTGGAGTTATCACCGCATCAGATGTTCATAACGTCATATCAAAGCCACGATCAGGTAAAAAATGGCCGGACATGAAGATGTCTTACTTCCACACCCTTCTCGCTGAGGTGTGTACCGGCGTAGCTCCTGAAGTTAACGCCAGGGCTCTGGCATGGGGCAAGCAATACGAGGATGACGCAAGAGCCCTGTTTGAATTCACTGTCGGCGTTCAGGTAACCGAGTCGCCGATTATCTACAAAGACGAAACCATGCGCACTGCATGCTCACCGGACGGGCTTTGCAGTGATGGCCGGGGGCTTGAGCTTAAGTGCCCTTTCACTTCTCGCGACTTCATGAAATTCCGCCTCGGCGGATTTGAAGCCATTAAGTCGGCCTACATGGCTCAGGTGCAGTTCAGCATGTGGGTAACCGGCAAGGATGCCTGGTACTTTTCGAATTATGACCCGCGCATGAAGCGCGAAGGACTTCATCATGTCGTTGTCGAGCGTGATGAAAAGTACATGGAAGACTTCACGGAAGCGGTGCCAGAGTTCATCGAAAAAATGGACATGGCGCTGGCAGAAATTGGCTTTACCTTCGGCGAACAATGGAGGTGAGATGCCAGCAGAACCATTCAAAAAACGTCGTGGCAATCAGCAAACGCTGGGCCGCAACTGGACTACCAAAGAGTTAAACCTCATCAAATCACTGGCTGGCACCGTCCACCCCAAAACTATCGCCCGCCAGTTAAACCGCTCATACGAATCTATCCGCCAGATGGCAAAGCGCGAGCACATTAGCCTGCGTCGCGTTTAATCGTGCGCCACGTACGGCGCGAGGAACAATCCATGATTACACATGACCCGCTTATCACACCAAGCGAGCTACAGGCTCGCGTCAAATCTCAGCCGATGCCGAGCCGCGAGGAATTGATGAAACGCAACAGCTTCGGCTCTGTGAATAACAATCGCTATCTGAATCGCTGGTTTGGAGCGAAGAAATGAACAACGACGAATTAATCGCAGCCGGCCATGAGCTTGCGAAGTGCCTCGACAGCAATACACCACTGCTGGATATCGCGAAGATGATTGTCCGACTGGCGGATAAGCTCGACGTTACCACTCTGGCGCTGCGCGAAAAGACGAAGCAGTGCAATGAACTGGCTAATGAACTTAACGCAGTAGAAGCCATTCACAACGACGCCGTATTCATTACTGATGAGCATTACGACCAATGCCCTCCGGAAGTGCAGAAAATCATCAGTAAACTTGCGGTTATGGTTCTTCCAGCCACCGACGCATTCCTGCGCGAAGTGCGGGCCAGCGCTGTTGATGCTGTTTGCCTGAAAATTAGCAATTCAATCGTAAGTTGCCGTCAAGACGAAATGATAGGACTTGATGAGGCAGTAAATATTGCCAGCGATTTCGCAGTCGAGCTGCGTCAAGGCGGTGCGGCATGACCGACACAGCAAAACTGAAAGCGGCTGCTGAGAAAGCACGCTGGGGCGATTGGTCTGCGTATAAGCCGCATAGTGGAGCGCGCGGATACGAGGTGCGCGTTGGTAGTGAGGCAGTTGCGCAGCATTGCCTGAAAGACGACGCAGCGTTTATTGCTGAAGCAAGCCCAAAGGCTGTTCTCTGCCTGATAGCAGCGCTGGAAGCCAAGGACGCGCAGATTGCGGAGCTTTTAGAGAAACAGCGCCTGATAGATATCTGCCAGGGGCAAGGGCTTGAGCATCGAATTGCGGCAGAGAGACGCGCTGAGGCCGCAGAGAAGCGCGTAGCCGAGCTTGAGGCGCGGACGTTTAAGCTCCCCGAGTCAGTCATTGATTCAATCTGCCTCACCGCTGCGGAGATTCACAATCTGGGACGTGGCGTAAGCGATGAGCGCGCGCAGGATATTATTGACTCAATTCGCTGCGCGGCTGGCATCAATCTTGAGACAGGGGGTGAGTGATGGCGGAGCGCTGGATAGTTTACCTGATTATTGGTTTCATCGCCCTGGCGGCAACGCCTGTGTCTATGGCTGCGGCCAAGATTGATGTCCCTGTCTGGGCGCTGATTGCAGGACACGTCGGCTCAATGATTTCCGGGGTTATGGCAGCAGAACTATCGCGTAAAGGGGGTGAAGCGTGAGCGAAATCAGCAAAGAAGCGCTGGCGGCAGCCTGCGCAGAGAAAGTGAAGCAGCTTGAGTTTTCGGTCAAACAGAGCGCGTTTGATTCAGTCCGGCATGAACTTGAGACCGAATTAGCAATCGCGCGTGTAGCACTGCTGGCGCTGCGGGAGCGGGCTGAGCCTGTTGCGTGGCGTCATGATGACGGGCCTTTCGCTTTGGGGGTATTAACCAGATCAAAATCTGTGGCTGAAAATTGGGCGGCGAAGGGCTGGAAAATCACCCCGCTCTACACCGCACCGCCCGCTCCTGTTGTGCCAACGTTCGATGAATGGATGGAAATTCGCGGTAATAAGCCACTTGGATGGGTTAAAGATGCCATGCGTGAATCGTATGACGCCTGCCGCGCCGCCATGCTCGCAGCACCGGGCAAACATCCGCTATCGGTAGATGTGCTGGCGGGAGCCCTGCGAAACGCTCCGCTCGCGCCTGCGGATAATCAGGGGCGTCAGCGCGCGCCGGTAGCTGCTGGCTGGATAGCGTGCAGCGAGCGGATGCCTGAAGTTGGTGACATAGTTTTAACCGCAGATAATGGGTGTGTGAATGTTGGCGAAATGGAGCGCTCAGGAGCCAATTGCCGATATTTCACATCAGTCGTATCTGGTCGCGAGCTTCCGGCTAGCCACTGGATGCCGCTACCGGAAGCGCCGGGCAAGGAGGGGTGAAGTCGGATATAAAAGACTGACGAAGTCGTCAATTTCCTTTTTATTTCATATCTTTAACATCTTTCACCGGTTCATATTCTAGGCCAATGTGTTACGCTCATATTTTAACCGGCAATACAAAGAAGGATTGCTTATGAAAATAGAGCAAATGAACCCATGCCCATTCTGTGGCAATCGCCCTACCAGACACGACGGTGTTGGACCGAGTGGATTTACGGGCAGCAACGAAGAAGATCAGGTTTTCCATGTGGCATGTATGACAAAGAATTGCCAGCCAACAGGAGTTTACTTGCCAGACGTTGTATGGAACGGAAATTCATCAACACAAGGTGCTTTGATGAAGGCTGTATTCGAAGTGCTTAAAGAGGAAGATTTGCTTCTTTTTGAAGAAAAAAAGAAGAGATACCGGTTATATGTTATGAGCCATTGAATGAGAAGAAGATGAATAGGCGGGATGGAGGGTAAAATATGCCTTAATCGACAGCCGCGTTCACCACGAATTGACAGCCCGCCAACCCCAATTTACTGTATATAAATACAGTTGTTGGGGTGCGTCATGAGCAAAGACTCGGACTATGTAATTATCTATCGCGGCGAGATACATCACCGCATTACGCCCGGTAGATGGGTGCTCATACAGCGAGCGAAGGAGTACGGTGGCGGATGGTGGCTAGGGAAAGCTTACGATGATGTTTTTATGCTGGAGTTTGAGAGGCCATGTTCGATGTCGACCGCGACGGAGTACATCATGTCGCATGGAAGGATACAGACATTCCCGCCGTGGGAGGATGAATTTAAGCTAACGCCTTGACGACCTGATGACCAGTAGAAAGGCCACATCCAGAGGCAGGTTGTATAATATGTCAAGGAGGATTATATGCCTGAGTCAAATTTTAATAAGGAAAAGCCAGTTGCTGTTAGCTATAGGATAATTAAAGGCTTAAGTTCATGTGAACGATGTAAAAAGATTAGGCTGGAATGCAGACGGATACACATGTCTGATGGCTCTAAAATGGTTGCATGCAAAGACTGCATGGGTGGAAAAGCCATCACAGGCAAGAGGCGAAAAAAATTTCATGCAAATGTAATTCCTAGTGCTTTTGAATCTTCACGCAGGAAACATTAACTCATAAACAATATAAAAACCTCGCTTAGCGGGGTTTTTTTACGCCTGGAGATAATCGAATGAATGAAGTGATTCAGCTTGTCCCCAACAAATGGGTATCCGAAGAAGTGTTGATGGCGATCACCGGACTGACGAAAAACGCCATCAAGTCAGCGCGCGAGAAGTCATGGATGGAGGGTAAGGAGTACCGGCACTACTCCGGCGACTGCCAGCCCAAGGACAACTCCCCTATCCTCTACAACCGGCATGAAGTCGATGCGTGGGTTGAACGTCAGCGGCCAGCGATTCCCCGCCAGAAATCTGCTTAAATACCCTTCCCTATTAACTGACGAGGAATCGTTATGACCAAGTATCCAACAGGAGTGGAGAATCACGGCGGAACACTGCGGATATGGTTCATCTACAAGGGAGCCAGGGTAAGGGAAAACCTCGGCGTTCCCGATACACCGAAAAACAGGAAGATGGCAGGTGAGCTAAGAACCTCAATAGGCTATGAGATAAAAACCGGCACGTTTAACTATGCTTCCCGCTTCCCGTCGTCGCCGAATTTAAAGCGATTCGGGTTTGTGAGACAGGGTGTGACGCTGGGCGAGCTTGCTGCGCGATGGCTGGAACTTAAGAAAATGGAGATAACAAAAAATGCTCATCTTAGATACGTATCATACATAACCATCGCTACAGATATTCTTGGGGCATCACGTACTGTTTCCAGCCTTAATAATGAGGACATGCTTAGACTAAGAAAGGAGTTGCTTACAGGAAACCAAATTGTCAGCAACCACCAAAAGTCACGCTTTTCCAAAAAGGGAAGAACAGTGAGGACTGTAAACGTCTATATGTCAACGATGGGCAGCATGATGAGGTTCGCTGAGCTTAATGGATACATAGATAAATCGCCAATGACAGGTATTGATCCGCTCAGAAAGAGCAGGTCCGAACCGGAGCCACTTACGAAGGATGAGTATGAGCGTCTACTGATGGCTTGCCCTTCCGAGCAAATAAAGAACCTGTGGATTCTGGCAATCAATACCGGCATGCGGCACGGAGAAATATGCGCCCTAGCCTGGGAAGATATCGACATGGTCAACTGGACAATAACGGTGTCGAGGAATATGGCAATTAAGGATCACTTCACGCCGCCTAAAACGGAGTCAGGCAATAGGGTGATAAACCTGACTCTCCCGGCGATAGAGGCTCTAAAAAGCCAAATGGCATACACAAGGATGGGCAAACAGCACCACATAGAAGTTAATTTGAGGGAATTTGGCAGGACACGGATGGACTTATGCACATTCGTATTTGTGCCGCGGCTAACGGCAAGAAACGGGAAAGGTGGTGACTGGTATGCACCTGGCTCTTTCGGTGCCACCTGGAATGAAATTTTGAAGCGCGCGAAAATTAAGCACAGGAAGGCGTATGAGTCTCGACACACATACGCTTGCTGGGCATTAAGTGCCGGGGCCAACCCTAACTTCATAGCATCTCAGATGGGTCACAATTCAGCGCAGATGGTTTACAGCGTTTACGGGAAATGGATGAACGATAACAATGTGGATCAAATGAGCATACTGAACGCTAATTTTGGAGGAAATGCCCCACCGATGCCCCAGGCGGTAAATCAGCAGTAAGAAATCCCTTTCATATCAACGCCTCAATCTGCCCAATCCGGTTTGTTTAAAATATGGTCTTGCCAGTCGCGCACTTCGGATTCTTTAACGGCAATATGACGCACCGAAATACGCTCGGCGTGCATCGCGGCTTTTGAGCCGGTGCGCAGCGGATGCCACAGCGGCAGGTTTTTTCCTTCGGCCAGCAGCCGATACGCGCAGGTCGGCGGTAGCCATTCGAAGGTTGGCAGGTTTTCACGCGTCAGCTTGATGCAGTCCGGCTCATACTCGAAGCGCCGTTCATAGTTACGGCACTGACAGGTTTTGATATTCAGCTGACGGCAGGCGACGTTGGTGAAATAGATTTCGTCGGTGTCTTCATCCATCAGCTTATGCAGGCAGCACTGACCACACCCATCGCAGAGCGATTCCCACTCGGCGTCGCTCATCTCATCCAGGGTTTTACGCTGCCAGAAAGGCGTTTCGGTCAT